ACCCTGCCTCAACCGAGAAAGTTTCGCGGGGCTACAAGAGACAGGTGCTGCGAGGCGACACTGCGAACAATTTTTCACAATTTGTGTCGGTACTCGGGGTGGTCGGCAACAAGTCCACACACGCAGAGGACACACAGCAGTCTCTCGCAGTGTGTGCCGATGGGTTCTGGGTGATTAGAAAACGACACAACTCACTAGATAAGTCACGACCCGAATACGACACCCCAAAAAACAGCAAGATGATTTATCCAAGTATTTCAGTAAGACACACGCCGAGAGAGACACCACACACCCGATGTAATCCAATACGCAACACGACACGCCAACAGAACCAACAGCACTGTCGGGTCTGTCGGGTTTCGGGTATTTCGGGTCTGGTGTGTGGGCTTAGCCACGCAGAGCCTCGCTCATACACATCGCATACACACGACACACACAAACACAAGAGAGAGATGAGATGACAACACAAGAGCCAACCCCATCAGAGTTTGTCGCTTTCGTTCCAAGCAACAGTATGTACACACAGTTGCTTCGGTCTAAGAGGACAGCGAACGAACACCTGACCACACACCAACGCCTGTCGCAGATGAAACTCGCAGGTCTGTTCATCTCAAAGGTGGCAAGCGAACTGTTAGCACTTGACCTAGACGAACAAGGTCGCCACATCGCTACGGGTGAGTACGCAGATACCCACACACTTAGCCTTGTATCCCTGATGCTAGAAGCAGAGAGGGAGATAGGCTTCGCACCCACTGATGATGAGATAGACCGTATGCCCCCAGCAGACGCAGAGAGGGCACACGCCGAACGCCAACGCCAACGCAACTACGCCTACTCTGCCTACCTTCGCCTCAACACACGCCAGTCATAGAAGTCGCCAAGTGCTACGGGTACTAGATAAGTCTGCTCGCATACGACTATCGTTGAGATGTTATGAGTAACTATGTTCGCTGTTCAGGGTGTGACTACGATGTCCAGTGTGATGAACAAAAGCACCTACCTAGTAACGGTTGGGATTTACCATTTGACCTATTTGGTTACTATGGTGGCTTCACTGATGAAGTAGATGTGCTGTTCAGTAATCGCCGTAGCCGTAGTTGGATACTGTGTCACGACTGCATAGTGAAGTTCCTTACTCTGTTCCCAGCATTGGCAGAGACGATAGGTAAGGGAACACACCCTTGCGATAGTGAAACACCGTGCTGTGAGTGGGCATGGCGTTCCACTGAGAACTTCGGCAAGTATGAACGCAATGCTAATGGCGAACTCGTGCCAGTGTCGGGGGCGCACTATCAGGTAGTCGTTGATGGTCAGTGGCGTGATGTCACAGATAGTAAATAGATAAGTCTGCTCGCCCTACCCTAAGGTCAATACCGAAAGGGGAACACAATGGGAATAGCACGAAACGCAGAACTCACTATCACACTTACGGCACAGCAGGTTGCTCGCTTGGAGTGTGTCTTACAGATAGTCAGGTTGTTCGCTGATGATGAACACACGGAAGCGCATGTTTCCGAAATCTACGAAGTCTTGCGCCAAGCAGAGCGCACCCAACTCGGAACATACGGCATCTAGTGATTACCAAAGGACTTACCGTAGGTCAGACGCTGTTGATACCAGTGTCGTTCGGTCACATCGTTTCAGACAAGGCACGCCGAATGACTACGGGTGCTGTGGAAGCAGAGTTCATCTCATACCACGACACAGATAAACAGTATGCCCGTGTGCTTTACTGTGGAGAAGTTTTCGTTGTCAGTGTTGGACAGATACTGAACTAGATAAGTTCATCACGCACACTCTTCCATCACACTCCCACCATCTGTCATACGCAACTCACAGGCGTTGTGTGTCGGCAGATAGATGGTGTCACCGATAGTCAATGTCGTGCCGTACAGGGCGACAAGTCTGTCCACCACTTCCATAGTGTTGCCTTCACACTTTGTTCGGGCTATCCAATAGAGAGTGTCGCCCTCTTTCACCGTCAAAGGTGTTCCATCACAAAAGAACTCACTGTCTCTTGCTTGCTGTCTTTCCAAATATCCAAATGCGAATACTGACGCAAGTGTTATTGCGATAGCGATGAGAATTGTCTTTGCTGTTCGATAGGTGTTCTCGTTCATCTCGTCATCTTATCTAGTTACAACACAAACCACACTCAAACGCTCGGAGCCCCGGCTGGCGCAGTGCTTCGCACTTTGCCCTCACTTGTGATGAACACTTATCTAGTAAGTCATAGTCTCGCCGTAGCAGAGTAATGCTCACTAGATAAGTGAAACCCCGTAACCCCTACGCCCTTGATGAAAGGGGGTTGGGGATAAGAGCGCAGAGGCTACGGGTGACCGTTGAGACTTATCTAGTACGGTTCAGAGGCGTGAACGATGAATGGCGAACCACACTTCACACAGTTCGCTGTTCGCTTCTCGCTGTCGTATGTCGGATACTCATCAGCGTCAATGCTTGACCCGTGCCAACCGATGTACTCACCCAAATACGAGAGAGAGTGTTCGTTATCAGTCGGACACTCCAACTCATAAGAGTTGTGGTCGTATGGGAAACAGTCAGCCATATCCACTGTCACACGGAAAGCACGAGGCTTCGTGTATCCCCCACGAACATCACAGCCCCCGTGTATCTGAATAAGGCTCACAGTCTCACCGTCATTACGGGTGAACGATACGCCTTGTAGTGTTTGCGAAAGACTGTCCTCGCCGTTGTAAGTGTTCCAAGTACGAGGCTTAGGGTCGTAGCGTTCAGCCAGTGTCTCGGCGATAGCCAACCAGCCCTCATCGGGCATACACCGTGCCAAATCATCTAACTCGGCTTGGATACTCGGCAGAAACTCCACACGGTTCGCAAGAAAGTGGAAAACTGAAAGCACTACGCCATAACCGTCAGCCCACGCAGTCGGTTCGTTCTCAAAATCGGCAAGCGTCTTGCCATTGTTTCGTTCCCAGTTCCTGCCGTATGCGCCACCACTGTCCAAGATGTGCGCTCCAGTGTTTTCTGTTAGCATTTCTGCTAACACGCTACGGGTGTCCAGTGCTGTCGTAGTCATTAGCGCACTCGCTTTGTGACTGGGTGACGGCGAATAGAGCCGTAGCGTTCGTCTTGATGTTCGTTGTACACGGTCAGAGCGAATAGGGTGGTAATCACCGTTCCACCTACCACGATGAACAGACAGGTCAGCAGGTCGCCGATGTTGCTGTTGTAGTACGCCTGAACCACTCCGAACAGTCCGATAGTCGGCACGGCAGAGATAATGCCGAGCAGAGCCTTCATCGTTCCGAGATAATGTTCCTGACACCAGTTTTCGCACTTATCTAGTAACTTCATTAGTTGCCCCTTTCACGAGCGTTAGTTCCTGAATAAATCATAACCATTGACGAGCAGAATTATCTGACTTTCTGCCGACCCACCCGTGCGCCCTCGCCACAGACCGAACCCCAACCACTGCCCCTGCCTCTGGAGCCCCGGTGTACAATGAACTAGGCAATACTCGGTTAGATTTATCTAAAAGAGAGAGAAGGAAAGACACGAAATGGCACACGGACTAGAAATCAATAAAGACGGCACAGCGAGAATGGCATACGCCGACAGAGAAATCCCGTGGCACAGGCTTGGAACGCCAATGAAGGGTCTACAAACGGCAGAGGCAATGCTCGAAGCTTCACAGGCGAACTTCGATGTAGTCACAACACGGGTGGCAATTTGCGATGACAATGGCGAACCACTACGGAACCCTGATGGCACAACTATTCTCGTGCCGGACAGTCGTGCAACCGTACGGGTCAACATTGACGGCACATTCACCGGTTTGGCCACCGTTGGAACGCGTTATGTAGTTCAGCAGAATAAAGAGTGTTTGGATTATGCGCTAAGCATCGTGGGTGCTTCCGAAGGAGACGCAGTCGTAGATACTGCCGGTGTTCTACACGATGGGAAAGGTTTCTTTGCTTCACTTGACTTGGGCGCGATAGTCGTAGACCCTGCTGGCGTGAATGACCAAATAGCGCGCTACTTACTTGTTCGCAATGGACACGATGGAAAGACGGCAATTACATTCGCCAACACTTCTATTCGTGCCGTATGTCAAAATACCGTAACGCTTGGCATAGAAAGCGCTCGACGGGTATTTACTGCTCGTCACACTCGTAATGCAGACAGAGCGATAGAGCAAGCGAATGAAGTTCTTGCGATATCTAATGAATGGGCAAACAACTTTGCTGCTACTGCCGAACGACTACTGGCAGTGAAAGTTCCAGCACGCACACAAGTTCTTGACAAAGTCCTAAATACAGCATTTCCGATGGAGCCAAATAGCACAGAGCGTCAGAGAAAGAACCGTGATGACGTGTTGTCGCTGGTTCGCGCTATTTATGAAAACGAAAACAACGCAAAGAACTACGGGTACAACGGCTGGTCAATCTACAACGCCATCGGCGAATACCTCGACCACTACCGAGATGCTTCTCGCGATGAACGCGCGCTCGCGTCCATGGACAACAACTCATGGGTGACGAGAACAAAACTAAAAACTCAAACTTATCTATTAACAAATGTCTGACTTCCAGTACGGGTATTATTAGTCAAGCCCATAGAAAAGTGAGGCAAGATGAATAACGACGGCGCAGACGATTTTTACGAATTTGCCGGTGATGATGGCGAAGAAATGCCGACAAAGGAAGAACTTGCGCTGTTCATATCCGAGTTCATGTCTAACTCGCAGAAAGCGAGAAATATGTATCGTTCACACTTCTGCTCAATAATCGCAAATCGAATTCACGATGAATTCGGCGTAGAAGGTTTGTGTGAATTAATGATGGCAATAGACAAGCGTGCCGGTTGGATATCGGACATCATCATTGAGGACGCAGATATTCATGACGCACTATTTAATGGGCACGGCGTGTATGACGACAAAGCAATAATCAAAGCTCGAATGAGCCAAGAGATGACTGAAATGAACAAGAAAATATGGCGCTTGCGTAAGAAATATTCCAAACTAATTGCAGAGGAAATATTTTACGGTCGCACCCAGGGTGCCACGGGTAAGTCGGAAACAAGTTCCGAAACCGATTAGTTCTGTTCTGCTTTACCGAGTAAATTCAGAATAAGTTGCACGGCACTATCCTCGTTGGCGAACTCCCCACCTTCTACTGACGCATTTACCACCGAACGCTTTCGCTCGATGAGTTGATAAATCTCCTCATCAATGGTGTCTTTAGTTAATAGATAAGTTGCCGTCACGCTTCCTTGCTGTCCGATGCGATGTAGGCGTGAGTATGTCTGGTCTACGTCTGCTGGTGTCCATGGAAGTTCTATGAATAAACACTCCTCTGACGCAGTGAGTGTGTGTCCAGTTTTCGCAGCCTGGATAGATAACACGATTACGGGTGCTTTATCTACGGTTAACTGCTGAAACTTGCGTTTATTCTCCTCTACTTCCTCAACCTTCATTCCACCCTGAATACGTAGGTCTCCATACTTACGGGCGATTTCGTCAACGATGTCTCGATGGTGTGCAGCGACAACGACCTTACGGCCGGCCTCTATGCGTTCAGTAATCCACTCATGAGCGACTTCCATCTTTGCTTTCGCAGCAAGACGGCGAAGCACCGACAGACGGACTAAATGTTCGTTCGCTTCTGCCCTAATCATTGCTGATATGGCAGCGCCGTACTGTGACTTGCCCTGCTCTATGGCGAGTTGTCGGGCTCGCTCTGCGATGTAGAGAATAATGTCGTTCTCTGCTTTCTTGTATTCTTTCATCGCTTGTGATGAGCCCTCTACCAGCAATTTGCTATGGACTACGGGTGGCAACTCCGATAACACTTGGTCTTTCGTACGGCGTATGTAGCAAGTGCCACGAAGCCTGTCATTGAGTTCGTCTAGGTGTGAGTGTCCACTGATATTCCACTGACCAAAACTGTCTTGGTATGCAGCGCAATAGCGTCGATAGAAACCCCACAACCCACCAAAGTCCTTGAGGCGACCGAGTACATCAAGTTGGCTTGCGTATTCGTTCGGCCTGTTCGTTACGGGTGTTCCCGTGAGACACAATACGAGACCTTCTTTTGGTGCGCTACGAGCTATCTTGACTGCTGCTTTCGTTCTCTGCGAAGTGGGCGTTTTTAGATAGTGGCTTTCGTCCCACACGTACGAGCGATGTTTGGATAGTTGCTTCTCCCATGTAGCGATATTGCTGTATCCAACTACCACAACGTCATATGTGCCTGCGTCAGGGAATGACTTACGGTTCGTCACAGTAGCCACCTTGCGATGTGGATACCACTTCGAATATTCACTCGCCCAGTTGAGCACGAGACTTGGTGGACACACAACGACTGCTGGGTAACTGTCGTGAACGTATTCGAGCGTGGACATCGCCTGCAGTGTCTTTCCGAGACCCATGTCGTCAGCGATAAATGTCCTACGGGCTCTTGCAGCGTACGAAACTCCAGCTTTCTGATACGGCAGCAGTGCGCCTTGTAGTTCAGGTATCTGTATCTCTGCGTCTACCGAGCGTGATGCCTGTATCAATTCAGTCATCTCTGTCTCTACTTGTGCAGCCATGTCCATTAGCTCATTGTCTACGGTAACGCCGAAAGATTTGGCCCACGTAATGATATTTGTAATCGATGTAAGGGGGGCTTTCCATGCAAGCATTTTGCTATCCCATGTAATGCCAGGTATTTGTTTAATAGCCTTAATGATTACTCGCTCATAAGGCACACGGATAACTGCCATACCATTATCGACATACACACGAGCACCGGTGCGCCCGATAGCAGGTATTGGTACGGAGAACTTAAGAGCATCGATAGTGACCTCAAAGTTATGACGCAATGCAAACTCACGACCTTCATTGATAGACGTAATTGGTAAGCGCCACACACGGCCAATCTTGTCCCACCTTGCACCTGATATGCGTTTTATTTCCTCAACCTGGCCGGCATCAAATGGAAAATCAAGAATTATTTCGTTGTGGTCTAAAAATAACTTCACGATGGACATTGTACAGATAAAAATGAGGACCGACAAGGCTCACGTGTGTTGGATACCGAAAGGAGAGTGTGAGCCCTGCCGGTCTGCGATGTGAATCCTAAGTCGAGGAAAGCAGGTTTATCAGTGAGCTTGATGAAAAGCGAGAAAATCGCTATCATGGGTCCATGGATACCAAAAGCGTTATTGTTTCCGTGCTGCTCTTGCTAGTTCTGTACGGATTTTTAAAATTTGATAGCAAGGCACGGGGTGGTCGGGATTAAGTTATGAGACGACGAAACATGCCCTGGCACTTGCTGCGCCGACAGAATTACACGACCGAAAAGAAACAACAGGAGCGCTTCGCTATCTGCAAGGCATGCCCTGAATTCTTGCGCCAAACGCAGCAGTGCGCTGTGTGTGGTTGCTTCATGCATTTAAAAACAAGACTAATTGAGGCTGAATGCCCAGTAGGAAAGTGGTAATAAATTATGGCTTCACTCCCACCGTTGTTCACGTGTTGCGTATGTGGTCTACCGTTGCGCCCACAAGATTCGATTAGCGAACGTAAAGCTGTTGTTTGGCTTAAAGCTAAGGGGACAACAATTTCCCAAGTTATTGACGAGCTTCACGAATACAAGCACAACTACTGCAAAGAAGTAGAAGATACTGGTGGTATCCAAATAGCCCTGTTCTAGGCGCTTCCACCATAGAGCTGCTTCCCTATGAGAAAATAGGGTATGGCTAAAAAGAAAAAACAAGAGCAGGAAACCGAAGCACCAAATTTCACTCGTCGTGCTGTTCCTGTATCAGAAGCCAAAACAAGCCAAAGACCACCTCGTCGTGGCCGTTATAAGTGCTGTGGGTGAACTTAACTAGATAAGTGGTTTACGCCAATTGGATGGCGAGTGGAAGTCTTCTACCAACTTCTTTTGCTCTTCATCTTCGTACAAACGAATGATGTGCACACACGGGTCACCTTCCTGAAATTCCTCTTCTTCAGCTTCGCTCATTGGGATACCGTCATGTATTGAGCATACGGGTGGTCCACACCAGCCACTTTCTAGACCGATGTGGAGCCACTCGTCGAAGCTGATTGTGATTGTCTTCGCCTTTGACGAAGGCTGTGAGGGCTCACCGATTTGAGACATCTCTGTTCTTTCTATTCGCAGGCGAGACATGCGTAATTACTTCTGCGCGTTGTCGACGATTGGACCGTCGATAATTGATGAGTTATTAGCAATAGCTTTCTTCAGCTTCTTGCGAGCAGGAGCTGGCATCCGAACTGCCTTCTTGGCAGCCTTCTTGACTGTCTTTGCTTTCTTTGCTGTCTTCTTGGTTGCCTTCTTGACGGCTTTCTTTGCTGGCTTCTTCTTTACTGCTTTCTTTGCAGTTTTCTTGGCCGGCTTTTTCTTCGCTGCTTTCTTTGGTGCAGCTTTTTTCTTTGTAGCCATTTAGCTATCTCCTAGTTGTTTGTTTGCCTTTGTGAGCGCTTCACATCGGTCAGAGGCAATATTAGTCACCTTTACGCCACCATGCAACATATAAAAAAATCTTTGCTGGAGGTTGTGAACTCGTATTGGTAAGCCCTAGTCTGTCCCCAAGTGGTAATAAGCCACCTGAAACAAGTAACTAGAAGGAGCCAACCATGGCGACAAAAAAGCATCGGGGTAAGTCCCCGTCCGGTGCCGGACAGGCACAACTCATTGAGACACTTACATCGAGTGCCTCTAACGTAGACCAGCAAACCATTGTCAAAATGGCAAAGGTTATTGGTGGAATGGCACCACTACCAGTAAAGATGGCACCACCATCGTCGGCAACTGGGCGCACCTCAGGCAAGGTAGTCCCACGATTGACAAACATCGAAGTTGTTATTATGACACTCCTCGATTCTCCGAATGAGTGGTTCCTCGTCAAGAAGTCAAAGAAGCGTGGTGGCAATGGCCCACTGCGGAGCATTGCAAAAGGCATCGAAATCGTCACACGCGCTAATGAGGCTGGCGAGATTGAGCACTATGCACGCTTCACGGGTGGAGCACTGACAATCCCTGGTGGCCGCAAGGTTAAGCAAATTCGTGAGAAGCTGCAAACCATCAAGTCTGCTGTCGAATCAGGATTGACAGTCACCTCAACCAAGATGGGGAAGGCAACCAAAACAAAGCCTGGCTCTCTGAATCACGTCATCAAGTACCCAATGAACGAGACTGAAGAGCTGTTCCTCGAAGTCCTCAAGCGCCCAAATTCTCGCGTCTTGTTGCGCAGTGGAGCAAAGGCTAACGAGGAGTTCTTTACGTTCCGTTGGAAATGGAGTACTCGCTACGGGTTTGACCTCTCGCAGTTCACTACGAGCCAGGAAGCCTTGCCGGACGGCACCTTTAACCTCTACGGACAGTACACCCCGAATAGCAAGGGCGAGATGAACGCATCGCTCGCTGCTCTCGTCGATGTGCTCGAACAGAAGCGTCAGGTGCGTGACTCAATGAAGCTGCGTCGCGAGAGTGTTACGAACACGACAGTTGCAGCAATCAAGCCAGTTACACAGCCGGCAGAGACTGGATACATCCGTCTCTAAAGCTCGCTGGGTGATTTCCCCCGATTTTCACCCAGTACGAATCGCCCCCATCGGTCCTCGCAGGAGCTGATGGGGGCTTTTCTATTTACTAGATAAGTCAATGTCATAAAAACCGACGAAAGGCGGGGCTGCGGTAGCAGTAACCAACTCAATGCACTTATCTAGTTAGTTACGCATACGAAAAACCCACTCACCTAGTTATTCACTAGATAAGTGGGTCTTTCGTTACTTATCTAGTTCATAGATAAGAAGCAAGGTCACCGTCAGAAATTTCGGAAACATCTACTCCGTGAAATTCTGCAATTGCATCCCAGACCACTTCTTCCGTCCAAGCGTAAGTGCCATTGTTGTATTCAGCAGGCAAGCACTCCGTCCAATTGCGAGGCTCACGCTTTACTACTTCTACGAACGAAACAAAAATTGCATCACGGGAATCAAATTCGTTATCCCATTCTCCACCGAATTCATAATCGTTCTCTGCATCAAGCCAAGTGCCGTCAACATAAACCGAATTGCCGTCATTAGAAACAAGTACGGTATCTACGAGAAATACATCTTTGTCGCCTTCTTGGCGAAAGGCAATTTTTTCGCCTTGCTGAAATTTGTGCGCTATTGAGAACGCTGTTCCCTTACTTTTCACGATTACATCTGTTACCAACATATTTTCCCCTTTTCGGTAGTAGGTACTAATAATGGTAATAAATGACGAGCAGATTTATCTTGACACTTATCTAGTTAGTAATACGGAAGTACGATTACTTCTTCTTCGCCTCTGCGTGTAAACACTGCGATTACTTCACTCTTGCTTATCTCTCTCGTAAGCAACGTCCTATCATCGTGACCGTGACGGTCAGCGAACCACTGCGCCCTACTTCTGTCAAGCGTCCACGATAAACCTTCTTCGTTTACATCCTTACGGCATCCACGATAAATTGTCAGCGTGTCGTCAAGCGATGCGAATAGTTTTAGTTCTTCTTCATTCATCAGCGAGTGTTGTGAAGCACGGTCACTTCCGAATAGTTCTGTCCACGAACCAACATTCTGCCAAGCGTTCTCCGTGTCTATCCATACATCCGAAACAAGTGACCAATACTCATCATCAGTAATTTCATCAAAAGTGTTGAGAACAAAGTGCAAAGCATCAAAGCGATATGGACGCTCATGCAAATAAATAAATCGTGACCATTCACACTTATCTAGTGCTTCTTCCGTTGCCTTGCGCTTGTTGTCAAGAAGATTATTTATTAGGTCAATGTCTGTTACTGGTCCTATCCACATCACCAATGGGTGACGAATAATCGTTCCGAATACATCATGCGTCTCGGTGTATTCCAGTAGTTCAGGGTTTAGTTCAGTAATCATGTTCTTCACATTACTGGTACTGCAATAAAAAAGCAAATCTTTTTTCCACTTTCTGCCGACTACCCCGATGGCATGGCTGTTTCGACAGCCACCAAAACGCTGTAAGCCCCGCAGCTTTCGCTGCAAGCGTTCCTGGCCGGGGCTCACACAGTGTGTGCTACGCCTTCTGTTCGGGTGGGTCGGGGGCAAGTCTGCCGACCGAGCACCTGCTCTCTCTGTCTGTTCTTTTGTCGGTGTCGTGTCGTTCCACGAACTGACTAGATAAGTGTGAGCAAAATCTAAACTGACTAGATAAGTCTGCCCCACATTGGGTACGATGGTTCTGTCGGGGGAGATGGTCTCCCCCAGAGGGGGAGCATGATGAGCATGATTACAGACAGATGGTCGGGGGAAATTCCTGCCGACCTTTCCGACCAAGCGAGCGAGCAACGCCGTTCGGCGAGACACACCTATTGCCACGCTGTGGAAGCACCAGAGGCTTGGTCACAGTCAGCGACACTTGATGAGCAATTGGTTCGTCTCTCAACGATAGAGGGGAATGACGCTGAGTTCGTCAAAAGCCTCGCCGACCAGTACGCCAAGAAAGGCGAACTAAGTCAAAAGCAATTGTGGTATGTAGGTCGGCTCTATCGGAAATATTCCGATAAGAACTACTGGCTACGCCAAGCACTGCTTGGTCACAATTGGCAACAAGTCGGCTTCATCGTCCATCACTACAACACGGTGTTGGGCACTTTTTCGGCAACGAACTACCACAAGTGCTCCAAGTGTGGTCTAGATGGAGAAACCACAGAGTTCAAGAATTACTCTGGTGACTGACTTATCTAGTTAGTCTCTCCCCCCGAGAAATCGGGGGGAGAACTATTGTTCTGCCGACTTATCTAGTTCTCTTTGGCAGACTGACGAATAGCGTCCAGCACCTTGTGGCGCAGATGCGAGAGTTCGTGGACATACTCATCAAGCGATGAAGTGAAACCCCAGTCCAAAGTGTTCAGATATTCGGCGAATTGTTCGTCAAGGCGTTCCCAAGCGAGTGAGAGTTCCAGTGTGGACTGCACGAAGTTCTCTAACGCTGTTGCGAATTGTTCACGCTCACTAATAATCGTGAAAGAATCCTCACCCTCAATTAGCGAGAGACTGCTTCCACTATCCCAATCAACACTCACGATGCTGTTGCCCCATAAATCGTCACGCACATTCGTAATCACTCCGAGGTCGCCAGCAACAAGTTTCGTGTACGGGTCATTCGTTCGGACAAGACGAATACGCTTTCCAATTAGCGAAGTCGTGGTTTTGGTCATTATCAATTTCTCCGTTTCTAGTAGGTTGCAAACATCGTAGCGAGAGCAAACATCATTCCAACAACAGCCAAACTTTTTGCCGACCACCCCGATGCGAAAAACATTCCTCGCATCAAAGAAGCCCCGTTGAGAATAACCGAGACACAAAACACGGGGCTCCTGCTGCGCGCGAGATAACTCTGCCCTCCTATTACTAGGCTTCGCTTGGCGCAAGCCACGAACGAAAGGGGACAACGTGAAAAGAGAGATTGTGTGGAGGCTGACAGAAGCTCAGAAAGAGGCAATTCTTCGAGCAATCATTTTCTGCCCGACACAAGTCGGCGATGGTGACGAAGAGCTGCAGCGGCATCGGGCCAATTCGGCTTTAGTTGCTGCAGAGCTTGAGCAGCTCGGCTACAGCGATGGCTCGCTGTGGTGGTATCTCGACAGCGACACACGCCGGAAGACCAAGGCTCGCTGAGCCAGCAGCTCGCAGGGGTTCAGTCCCCTGCGGGCCATGGCCCACAGAAGCCCCGGTAAAAACCGGTCAGGTCACCCGGAAGACCGGTCGGGTAGCGGGGCTCCCACACGGGGTGGGTCGGGGGGAAGTGAAGGCGCAACGGGTGGGTCGGGCGCAAGTGGGTGGGTCGGGTGGGGTCGGGCGAGAAGTGCGACTGGGAGAGAAGGCGAAGGGCGCAAGGTGAAGGTGGCGTGAACTTACTAGATAAGTCCAGCGAGCGAGCAAGCGTAAATAGATACTAGATAAGTCTGCGTGATGTGGGTTATGCTGATTACAGGGATACTACGAAAGGGATACTGATGAGCCAAGTGCCAACAACCGATACAGATAGAGCAAGGGATTACCTTGTTGCTAATTCGCATAAGAGCCAATTTCTTGCGAGCGTTCTCAATTACTGGGAGCGACACGGAGTGATTACCGAGAAGCAACTCTCGGCAGTATTGCGACAGATAGAGCAAGACAAGTCAGGTAAGCGAGCAAGTGTAAACCCTGTAACCGAAGTCGGTATGTATCGCAATTCGCAAGGTGTATTTCGTGTGAAGCAGTCCAAGCGTGGAAGTTTCTACGCTATGCGTTTCGTTCCCGAAGCAAGCACGAAGTCCGAGCGTTTCGTGTACGAAGCAGGTGCTATTTACGAACTATCTGCAAGTGACCGTATGACCATTGAGCAAGCGCAAGAGATAGGGGCACTCGCAGGTGTGTGCTGTGTGTGTGGAGCAGACCTAACGAACGAGAAGTCCGTGCGAGCAGGTATCGGGAGCGTGTGCGCCAAGCGTGTCTAACTAACTAGATAAGTCTGCCAACACACCGATACCATTACCAGTACCAACGAAAGGGGAACTATGAGTACTGAATACGAAACCGATACATGCATGACCGAGTGTGTGCATTGTGACGAGCCTGCAAACTGGTCAGAACTGAATGAGCGAACTGATTTGCCGTTTGGTTTCATTGTGGACAAGCACGACAACCTGTGGTGCGAGAAGTGCTACTACGAGGAGCGCAAGCAAAGCAGTAGTCGTAGTAATGAGCGTCATTCATCACTTAGCGACTACTCGCATTGGAACGAGGAAGCACCAATTATCAAAGCGTACGAGGATAGGTACGCAGATTATTACAGCGAGCCAAATTATGACGACAACCCATACGAAGGAGACGACTACTAATGAGCGAACACGAAGTAACCACGCCTGAACTCACTCACCTTGACTGTCTCGGCGAACACCCAAATAGCCCGTGCGAAGGTGTCGTTGAGTTTCGCTATGCGTTGCCCATGCGTTTCCGTAGCAACGGCACGGCGATTATGTTCGCCCGTTGTGACAAGCACTATGACGAGTACGAAGCGAACTACGAAGCCCGTGTGCGCTTGCAACACGACTACGAGGAAAGCCTGTACTGCAAGCACGGTACTTATGTCGGTGACTGGGCAGGTGCTGACATTCTGTGTGGTGCTTGCGAGAGCGAGTGAGCGACACTTATCTAGTTAGTTCTATGACTGACTAGATAAGACCACGCCCCCACTTATCTAGTCACTTATCTAGTTAGTTGTGGTGAGCAGTCTCGGCTGTCTCGGTAAACCACTCCGTTACGAGCGAAAGACCCATTACGGTTGAGCAGGGTAGGGTCAGAAAGGATAAGAAGCCCTACTCGCAACGAGCCGTATGTTGCCCACCACGAAGCGAAGCATAGACCACGAGAGAGCAACCGAAAGCGAACTTCGCGCCGACTACCCCGTGACCACCCAGACCTCGCTCCCTTTGGGAGCCCCGGGGGGCGTCAGCCCCTGCGGGGCTTCCAGCGTCGGGGGGGTGGGGTGGGCGTGGCGCAACGGGTAGGTCGGGTGGAAGTGGCAGGCAACGCAAACGGTCAATGACTTCATCGGCGTGTGGAATAACTAGATAAGTGTGAACTCACTAGATAAGTCTGCCCACCTACCGTTATCGTATGAGTATCTACTAATCCCACGAAAGGGGAACTCAATGAAAGCCATAGACCTAGCCACCGAAGTTGAGCAAAGTCTCAACGACACCAAACTTGGCTATGAGATTAGTCAAGCCCAACTTTACTCCGTCACGAAGTACGGCGAGTACGCTATTGCTGGAACACACGGCGATGTGTATGAACTCCTAGAAAGTGACGACAGCGTGGCAGTAGCCAATGCTTCGGACTTCATCGCATTGGTCACTTGTGGTTGGGCTTCACCTATCACCGATGACGATGATGAGGAAGTAGCACCGAGCCAGCACCCAAAGCGTAGGCGTGTTCGCTTGTTCGTCTTGGCAAGCCGTCAAAGTGTGGCGAGTGTGCTTCGTTTCTCCGATGAGCCAGACAGCGTTGTTACCGATGAGGGTAAAGCGACAGGCTCGCTCGCTGACGCAGTACACAACTTGTTCGCTAAGACACGCAAGAATACGAACTAGATAAGTTCGTTCGGTCAAGCCGACTAGCCCACCACGCACCCCCTGCGTGGTGGGCTTAGTCGTATCTAAATAAGTCTGCTCGCTATTCCCTACGGTAGTCGTATGGCACTTACACCTATTTCAGCACCTACTCCTACAACTCCGACACCGTGGTACGCAATTCAGGAATTACAAGTAGTTAGTCCTGACGGCGTATCTCATGGTTGGGGAATAATCTGCGAGCGTAGTGGCGAACTACTGAACGCCGAGCAAGGCAAACTCCCATGGTTGGCACTTAGCAAAGAGTGTGCGTTACTCCATGTCCGTTATCTGAACGGAATGACTGCCGAGTTTCCTGCGTGTATCTGTCGGCAGGAATGAAGTGGACTTATCTAGTAGGTTCACACTTCGTGGACTTATCTAGTTAGTTCACGCAAGCACCGAACTCCACCGTGACGGTCAGGCGTTCACTCCGAGAGCAAGCACGGCGACAGCCGTGTGCGCTAGCCACGAAGTCACTCCGAGCAAGAGCCGAACTTCCCCCCGACATACCCGTATGCCAGCCAACGGCTCGCACCTTGTAAGCCCCGCAGAAGTCGGCGAAACCCCGGGGCTTCCAACGCAAGCGAGCAAGCGTTGAGCTTCGGGGTGGTCGGGGGCAAGTGCCGAGAGTGAGGGTGGAACTAATTAGATAAGTCTGCCCACTGCGCCATACCGTAATCAGTAGGAACTAATCCAATCACTAAGCGAGGTAAGAGTTATGAGACTAGATACACAGGCACTGGATAACTGGATAACACGTATCCCTGAATACGAGCCCGTACTTATCAGCGAACTGAACTACGCCGACTACGAGGGTAAAGACTTGCGAGTAGGTGAACGTACCTGCGAGCGTTGCAGTACGGAGATAGGTTGGCGTGAAGGTATGTCGCTAATCACGTACTGGCGCATAGACGAGGACGGCGAGCGTGAATGGTGCAACGATTGCTGGCAGGCAGTATGCGAGCCACAGTACGAGACTTATTACGGCATACCTGAATAACTAGATAAGTCTGCATGGCAGGTACTATCGTGGTACTTGTCCTAATCACACAACACACAGGGGGTTACTAATGGGACGATACTCACTAGAAGGGATGCTAGAAGTCGCAGACATTGACACTGCACTACGCTGGCACCTAGCAAGCAATCACTATCCAGCAATTCCAGCCGTCATGGTGGAGCCATGCAAGGTTGCAATCGCAAACGCACAGCAAGCCGACTGGGACGTGGAGATTGACCTGCCTGCAGGCATCCTATGGCGTGGGCAGGCAACCTGCCCAACTCATGCGCTCGTAGAGGGATTGCACCTAAGCCAATTCATTGACTGGCAAGCACACTTGGAACTGTACGGCGAGGATAACGAGTAGTACCTAGCACGTCTCATCCGACACGGACGAGCCCGACATACTTGCGAGAGTGTGTCGGGCTTATTCCATTGCCGACACTTATCTATCTAACTAGATAAGTACTGCGAGCCCGACATACAGCGAGTACGTCACTGAATAGACGTGTCAGACCGAAATAAATCGGGGCTTCCAATGGTGGCGAAAGTCAGCGCACTTGGCTTGCTCACGGGGTGGTCGGGTGAAAGTCAGATAAATCTGCCCGATACGAGTTAGAGTTGGAGAAACCAAATACAGGGGGTTACTGATGAGAAATAATGAACTAGATAAGTATGACCAGCACTACCGTATGCTTGCTCGTAAGTTCAGAGCGTTCGCAATAATCGCAGTTATTGTCATTGCGTTGCTTGCCACTCACACAGCAAATCAGCCCGATTACGCTTGCTCGGAAGCAACGATAATCGTTAGAGAGGGTGACACGCTATGGAGTATCGCAGAGACAGAGTGTACTGGCGAAATCACGCAGGTTGCCGATTACTTAGTAGATAAGTACGGCACGACTATCTACGCAGGACAGGCGATAGACCTGCCGATAGACGATAACTAACTAGATAAGTCCGAAGTCCACACACACTCACTAGATAAGTTGCCAAACACTCACTCAACGGTTTGAGCCCCGCTTCGCTCAATAAAACAAAAAACCACGGGGCTTACACGGTAAGCAGGCGAGTTGGTGAAGCGAGTGTGCTTCGGGGTGGTCGGGGTGATGTCCGTGCTGTTGTGAAAGAAAGAACCACACCTGTCCTGAACTTATTGACGGTGGTGGAAAGCAACTGAACTGACTAGATAAGTGACTAGATAAGTCTGCTGTCGTGTTCGTAGTGTGGGTGGTGTTCGGATACCAACTAGACCCCGAACAAGGAGAGCAATAATGTCCACAGTCAAAGTCAAGGTGAAGGTGAGTGTTCTCATCTCTCACTTAGAGAAGGCTCTTGCCGAGCGTGAGGCTCGGTACAAGAACCAAGAGAAAGATGAACTTGCCTACGAAAAGGCAGTTGAGGCGTACAACCTCGCTGTCCTGAAACTCATCAAAGCAGGAAAAGGCGAGATTGAGGAAGCCAGCAAGAACTATTGGTACTCCCGTGACCGCAAGCACAAGGGCAAAGTGTCGTTCAGCGTCAGCGTTCTGCTTCCAGCAGGCGCACTCCCAAGCGAGCCTGAACGCCCTACGGGTTACAGCGAACACGAGTTCAAGCGTGAAAAAGAGGAAATCTCACAGGCAATCCGTGTGCTGAAACTCACAGACGAGCAGTTGGTGAGCGCAAGCACCTACAACTCGGTGGCGAAGTATCTCTAACCCCCTTTCCCACTAAACCACCGAACAGAACGGGTGGCTTGCCAGAAATGGTGAGCCACCCGTTTCACTTATCTAGTTACTAGATAAGTCCCTGACGAGCGAGAAGCGACTACGAGCGAGCAGGGCTTTCGCTTCGGCGTTACTTGCTTCGGCTATTGCTATCAGTCTGTTCGCTTCGGCTGTCATTTCATAGATAAGTGCCAGCCTTTCCTCTATCCAGCCTTCTGAGCCCCGTTGGAAGGGCTGGCTGCCGGGGCTTACAAGGAAAGGGCGCACAGGGCAAGAATAATGGGCGCACGGGGTGGTCGGGGGGAAGTGGAAATCGGGCGTGTCGGGGGCAAGTTCAGAAATCTGTCTAGCGATGTTGGTAAATCTGCTCTCACGGGTGTAGGGTGGTGCGCAAGCCACCACCCAACACAAGGAGACTAAACCAATGGCTACTGAAACCCAAATCCAACAAGCAGTGGAAGCGTTCCTAAACGCTCTCACAGCGAAAGAACAAGCCGAGCAGGCGCACGAAGTGGCAAGAGAAACTCTTGTCGCAGTGTTCGCCGAGAACGGTATCAACGACTTCACGCAAGACGAAATCACTCTCTCGGTCACGCCGAGCGAGCGCAGGTCTTTCTCACTAGATAAGTTGCGCAAGTCAGTCAGTCCTGCTCTGTTCCGTAAGGTGACGAAGCCAAGCGTGGACACGAAGGCGTGGGATAGCGCAGTGGACAAGGGCGAAATCCCAAACAAGGTAATCAAGTCAGTCGTGGAAATCACGAACTATGTCCGAGTGCTGGTGAAGCCAGCGAAGGGCGCAGTCAAGCCAGCAAGCAAGGCGAGCAAGGTCGCTTAGTCGTTCAGTGGGTGGGTGGACTTACTAGATAAGTCTGCCCACCTACTATTACGATGAAATCGTAAGAAATACCTAGACCCGAAGGGGGTAGAACAATGGCAACAAAGGCATTACACATCACAAGCGAGGGAGAGTGCTTGCCACTCTTTCTTGACGAGGACACGGCTCACATCGCCATCAACGAAATCGTAGGTGGTTGGTTTGACAGCGTGAACGAGGGAAACTTGGGCATTGTTGGTTACATCAACGATGAAGGCTTGCTCATCGGCTTGCCAATGAACGCAGTCGCTTCGGCACTGTTCGGCAGACCACTAGCAGGTGACTGCGTGGTAATCGGTGCGCTCAACGAGCAGGGCGAGTATGACGGAGAGAACCACGATGTTCCTGCGTTCGTATGGAGTGAGCAATTCGCAAATCTCGTCAAGACCGTTCGCACTGACGGTGAGTACGCAAATTGGCTCACCGACTGGGCGAGCGATGATGAGAACTTCGCACCAAAGGTAATCGGTATGACCGATGAGCAAATGGATAACTACTTCGCCAACGGTGAACTTCCCAATGAGTGAAGCAACTATCCACCACATCAACTCACTAGATAAGTCACCAGCCCCCAAAGTGGGGCTGGTGCTTACTAACGCCAATGACGGTTTGGTGCTTGCGTATCACTTGCGTAATGTCGCTGGTGACGGTCTGTACGCTTCGTGGACAGTGCTGTGCTACTTGCCGAACGACACCTACTCGCCGTTCGTGGTGTGGACACTCATCGCACGACCCGAAGGCTGGTACTGCGAGAACGGTGACTATTACGGGCAAATCTCTAACGCTGTTCGTGGCTACGAGGGCAGGGCTGGTATCGCCGAAGCCGAGTGACTTATCTAGTCAGTCTGACCCACTTGCCAACGGTGGGTCGGGCTGGCTGGATACTTACTAGATAAGTGCCGACCCGAATACTTACTAGATAAGTTCGCTTCCGACGATGGAAGCCCCGCGCCCCGACCATGAGCCGGGGCTCACACGGAAAGTGAGAAAAAATGGATTTTTTTGCGAGCAACGGGGGTGGTCGGGGAAAAGTGCGCAGAGTTCGGGCGTGTCGGGGGAATGTCGTTCGCTGGCTCTAACTGTTTGACGGTGGTGGAAAGGATTACTAGATAAGTCTGCTCGTACACATGTATCGTGTAATCACCTACTAAACCAAAGGGGAAGAAAATGGGATTAGACAACATACCGAAGAACTACCCGTGCAAGTCCAAAGGCACGGCAGTAATGGTGAGGCGACTAGACAAGGACGGTCAGCCGATTCGTGGACAAGACGGTGAGTTCGTGGAAAGCATTTCCTGTGAGGAAACTGCTAATCGCAACGCATGCCCGTATCAGACAGCAGTCAAGGCAAGTGGCATGACCGAAGGTGCTGTGTACGGCATGTTCGGAACTCCGTGCTGGTATCGGGGTAAGTGGGGGAACTACCTCATTGACGCTCTTGACGGTAGCGAAGGCGAATACGATTTCTATGGCGACAATGAGGTAGGTACGGAGAAGTCTCCAGAGAGTTGCCGAGCAACTGCCAACTACATGGAAGAACTTCTGAACGACAAGATTCAGGATTCTCCAGAGTTCATCGTGAACGGTGAGGATTTGATTCCTCAGATTCGTTATGCGATTTGGTGGCTTCGTTGGACTGCCGATGAGGCAGACGGCTCTACCTGCTGGTACTGAAAGGACTAGATAAGTGACTGCCCATGTTCACATCACAGTCCGTGCGAGCGCACAAATTGTGAAACACGAAGAAGAAGAAATAATTGAGGAGTGGAGTATCCCCACCAATGAAATGCCCGATGAGTGGGAATACATGACCGATGAAGAAAGGGCGAAATGGGTCAGGTCTGCTGAACGGTCTAAGTACTGGATAAACGCATACAAGGTGCTGACTCCAGTCGTGGTTTCTGCTACCGAAACTGGGGTGGTACGGACTACTGTTTCCGTGAAAGGAGAGAAATGGTTCTGACACCTGAAGATTTAGACAAGATTTTGTGGGAGAACTACTACTTCCTTGCCACGACACGGGCTCAAGCAATAGAAGCAATTTGTGGTGATTTAGCAAATGGAACTTTATTGGCGTGGGCTCTTGATTCGTGGGGCTTGACAAGTGACGACATTGTGCGCTCAATAATTCGGCTGACTACAGACCAACTTCTCGGTAAAGACGTGAACGAGATGGCGTATGAACCTACTAGATAAGTTCTTTGTTCCCCTATGGGTTACGATTCGGCTCTTTCTGACCATGCTCGCAATAAAGGCTCGTGGTCTGATTCTCATCGGCAGCAAGTGCAGAGTGGAGTTTCCAGAGGGTCGCTCATTTGTCTATTTCTCTTTCTCGCCAGACCCGAACGACACTTCGTATTTTGACGACTATGGGATTCCCGATGATGAGATTTATGACTACCTAGATAAGTGGACGGCACTTATCAAGTACGCATGGACGGACCATCAGAACGGCTGGCGTGTCAGCGAAACACAACTCGTTTACGCAGACGAAATCATTACTGACTAGATAAGTCCAACCAAATTAGACCAGCTCGACCCTTTGAGCCCCGGCTAAACAGTGGGACGCGGGGCTTACACGGTAAGTGACGGGGTGGGGCTGGTTCGGGGTGGTCGGCAAGAAGTTGGGTCGGCTCACGGGTGGGTCGGGTGAAAGTCGGGTCGGGTTGAGAACGCACCAAGACATTGACGGTGGTGGAAGAACATGCTGACTAGATAAGTCAGGTTGATAAATCTGCTGGTGTGGGGCTAGAGTGGGTCGTACCACTACTAGACGAAAGGGCGAGCATGCCAAACTGGTGCAGTAACACAATGAAGGTGTCAGGTCCGAAACCTGAACTCAAGCGATTCCTGAAATCACTCAAGATAAAGGAATTGCAAAAGACTGGAGAAATCCAAGACGGCAAATGGGTAGTCACTGGTGAAAAAGAAGTAGAAGTTGATTCACTCAACCACCTTGACCCGATTCCCGAGGCGTTGATGAACACGGTTTCGGGTTCAGTTCCCGAGGACAAACAGGCTGAACACAAAAAGCAAATGCAAGACAACCTAGATAAGTACGGCTATAAGGACTGGTACGACTATGCCAACGCCGTATGGGGAAGCAAGTGGGGCGCAGGTGATGTTGGCGTATCTGATGACGACTACAACAAGGGTTCTGTCTCAATGTATTACCAGTCAGCATGGTCGCCGTGTAACGGTCTTATCGCTCGTATCTCAAAGCAGTTCCCGAAACTTGTATTCGGTGTCGTGTTCACGGAAGAAGCCGAGTTCTTTGCTGGTTGGGTTGTAATCCACAATGGCGAACTCATTGTTGAGGGCGAAGGTGTAACCGAAATGGATTCGGAGATAGAGGGCATGCCCCAAGATACCGATGAACAAATGGACGAATACTGGGAAGCACAGAGTGAGTGGCGAGCAAACCGTGACGATGAAATGGTTGATTCGTGCGACAAGGCTATGCAACTCATCGTGTCGTGGATTCGTTCTAATCAGAGGCGAAAGGAGAAACTATCGTTCAGTCAGTATGACGATTACTTACTAGATAAGTCCTAAACCCAAAATCAACCAAGAAACAAAGGAGAAAGACATGGCACTTACAGCCATTGAGAAAAAGACAATGCGAATCGCAGAGCGACTCAAGAACGAAAGACTTGAGCGTGAGTGGTCACAAGAAACGCTGGCGAATAAGGCTGGCATTGACCGTAAAACGGTGAATCGCATTGAGAACGGACATTTCTCGCCAAGCATGACGACATTTCTATTGTTGTGCGAAGCGATGAAAGTGAACGCCCAAGACATTATTGCAAAATAATGCCTGATGTGAAATGGGTGGGGAGTGGACACCCCACCCATACTCACTAGATAAGTCTGCTTACTAATAGATACAGTGTTGGTACTTACCACCAAAGGAGAAACGCCATGAGCGAACAGCAAGTAATCTCAAACGACATACTAAAGATTCTCGGCGATGTAATGCGCCGAAACAAGTATGCAAAAAAAGAAATGTGCAAAGAGGTTGCGATGAGCGACACCCCACCAATGCTCATCATTGGTCGTATTCACCAGTCTGATGATACAGATGATGAATTGGCTGAATCAGCAAGTCAATACACAAAGCAGTTGGGCTTGGAACGCCAATACGATGTTGCCATGCTTCCACTGATTCACAAAGAGGAACCATACGACGCTTACATTGACGCTGTTGGTCACTTGCCTATAGCACCAGTGAACTTCATCTTTGTTGCTGTTGAGGGTTACATGCGTCGCTTCACAGACCTGACGACTCCAGCCGAGCGTGACAGTGAAGGAGAATCGCTGAAAGATGAGTTCCAAAACAACCCTTTCACCGATGTTCGTGAGGGTCTTGTAGTAAGTGGCGTGGACTGGGAACAGGACAAGATTTACATGAGCGCAAGCACCTACACCTATGACGACAAAGGTGTACCGATGTTTGATGATGTGGACACTGACATTGTTCACCTGACAGATGAGAACAGCGAAATGGCTGAGGCTCGTTTCACCAATGCCATGTTTCAGACGATTTCATACCTGAAAATGGCAATAAAGGCAAAGGCGTTTCACACCTTGCTCACCGAAGCCGACAACGACAAAGAAGGGAACTAGATAAGTGACCCAAACACTTACAGCAACCGAACTGGTGGACACAATGATTCGTCACTGCTCGGGCAGAGACTTAGTTGCTTCATCGGAAATGACCGACATGTTGCTTGACCTGCGTTCGCTAATAACCAACGACAAACAGAAAGAGGAAGTGAAATGAGCGAACAACAAAACCATGATGAAGAAATGCAAGAAATAATGAAAAAAGTGTTCTCTGATAACACCGAGTTTCCCACCGAGAATCCGTTTATCAGATTCGGATTTGACGCACTGCAGACATTGACCGAGGCACTGTTTATTTATCAGAATCATGGTCACCGTATGGGATTCAGTTTCTCGCAGGTGCAAGAAATTGCACAACTCCCCGACAAGGAGAAGGATGAGGCACTAAAGTTTCTTGTGCCAAGTACTAATGGACCATTGCTCACAGAGGACGACCGTGCATTGGCAGACATGCTGGACGACTTGATTATGGACGCTATGGCTTATTCGGAAGCACGGGAAATAGCCAAAGAGACGATTCCCGACATTGAGGATTTTCTCAAGAACCAGTAGCCACTTATCTAGTTACTAGATAAGTCCGATAACTAACTAGATAAGTCAGGGGGTGGGGTCAAACCCACCCTCTTTCTTTATGCACCCGATTCACCATGTAAGCCCCGCGTTTCGCTGCCAAAAAATCCAGAAATCCAGAGCCGCCGCAGCCGGCCGCCAGAACGTGCAAAAAAATGAAAAATTTGACAAATTTAATTCCCGGGGGGTGGTGAATCTAATTGACGGTGGTGGAAAGGAAGTGTCCTCGATGTCAGATAGTCAAAAAAATAACTTTCTTGCGTTGCCGTACCAGATAAGTCTGCCTACCAAAAGATAATCTGGGGTGACGGGCAAGTCGGGATAAAGTTCTGCTAGAAAGGTAGCCATGAAAAAACTGACTGATGAATTCATTGACGGAATCCACAAAGAGATGTGGAAGGAAATGGAAAAAGAATTCGGAACGATGTATCGGATTCCCAAAGAACAAGCGTCCAATGCCAGCGAACTGATTCGTGGGCTACATGTGTTGCAATTATGGCAAAGGGAAGGTGGAAGCAAAAATGTGCTTTCTTACCTGAACTCTTACTCTGTGCTTCCCCATGTCGCCGACCACATTATTCAGACATACTGTGGCAAGGAAGTCCAGAAGGAAGCAATGCAGAAGCCTGAAAAACGCAAGGACAAATGGGGTGCGTTTATGGAGTGGGCAAAGACCCAAGACGGTAAAGAGTTCACCACCGAGCAACTGGTTGAGCAGTGTGGATTCTCGTATCAGACGACACTCGGGTTCGTGAACGAAACTCCAGAGTTCATCAAGGTCAAGCGTGGCTTGTACCGAATCTCTATCGCCAAGCGACCTGACTAACTAGATAAGTCAAAAATCTAATAATTCTGTATCTAACTAGATAAGTCCGCGGGGCTTCCAAAGGAAGCGAGGCTCGGGGTGGTCGGGCGTAAGTTGGCGAGGCACGGGGTAGTCGGGTGCAAGTTGCCGAACGATTACCGAGTGGCTGGAACTAACTAGATAAGTGTCCGAGTGAAACTAACTAGATAAGTGGACTGACTAGATAAGTGGTATGAACTAACTAGATAAGTGGCGAGATAAATCTGCTGTCGGGTCGCTACAGTGGTACACGACAACCAACCCAACTACTAGAAACGGAGAAATACCAATGGTTGCACAGACAGAAACAACGGCTCTCCCCGAGTGCTGGAAAGCACTTGAGGACTGCCTCAACGCAGGGATAGACCGAGTAATCCTCTACGGTCCATCAGGTATCGGAAAGACTTACGCTGGCATGACGCTCGGCAAAGTGGACGCTGGTGCGTTCCGACTGGTCTGCACCGAGGACATGACGAACATGGATGTTACAGGTGGCTTCATGCCGAACGGCAAAGGTGGCTTCATGTGGCTGGACGGTTCGGCTCTCAAGGCATGGAAGGGCAACGGAACAGAGGGTGGACGACTCATCGTGGACGAAGTAGATAAGGCTTCGGGCGATGTGTTCGCAACACTCTTGGCGATGTTGGATTCACCTGAATCTGCTTCGTTTGAGCATCCTGAAACTGGCGAGGTGATTCGTCCTCTCGGTGGATTCTCGGCAATTATGACCACGAACATTGAGAACATGGGTGAGTTGCCAACAGCACTCGCTGACCGTTTCCCGATTCGTATTCGTATCAACGAGCCACACCCGAGCGCACTGCTTCGCTTGTCTCCTGACTTGCGCAAGTACGCCGTTCGCATGGCTGACGCTGGTGACGACCGTATCTCACTTCGTGCGTTCATCGCATTGGACAAACTCCGTGCGAGCGTTGGCATGGAACGAGCATGCTCACTCACTTTCGGCGACCGTTCCCGTCAGATTCTTGACGCACTCGCCATTGACGGGGTGAAATAATGTCTCAACCTGCTGGCAAGCATGTTGCTGGCAAGGCGTTCCCGAGTGGACTAGATAAGTCCACTCGGGGTAACGCCAAAGCCGAGGCAACCCTTCTCGGTCGGCGTGACCAAGCACACGGAGTTTGGACAGTAGAACACTGCCAAGCCGTGCGTGGCGAGCCAATGACCGATGTGACTAACAAAATCATGTTCGCACCAACGGACAATGACGACAAGGCTCGGGCGATTCGTGCGCACGAACTCATGCATGCAAAGGTGTCGCCTGATTCGGCACAAATGGCAGAGTGGGTCAAGCGTGAAATGGCTTCGGCTACAGCACTCACTGTCGTTGAGGAACTTCGTGTGAACTTTCTCTGCCAACAGGCAGGGATAGATGTAAAGAAACACCTTGCTGACGGAAGCGAACTCGCAAGTGGACAGCGTTGCGCAGAAACTAACGACTGGGCAATGGCAGTTGCTATGTGCGTTGGAACTGCTGGAACTGCTGGACACAAGCAATTTCTCAACGGCGTTCGCAGAGTGAATCGTGCATGGGGCGACCAACTGTTAGACATTGGCAAGCGAGCCGTGCGTGAGATGAAGAAGGCTCATCGCACTGGTCACTTGGCTAACACGACAGTTCACAACGGACTTGCGCCGTTCGGATTCACCTACACGGAACAACTCGCCGAGTGGGTGGACAGGCTCGCTTCGTTCCCACCACCAAAGGAACGGAAGCAACCAAAGACGAGCAAGAGCAAGGCTGGTGGTGAGGGCGAAGGTAACTCACTAGATAAGTCCAAAGCCCACAGCAACGAAGGCGAAGGCAAGGAAGGTGAAGGCGAAAAGGACGGAAATCCACTCAAGGACATAACTCCGTCTGCTATCACCACTGGCACTCCGAAATGGGGCGAACTCCGTCTTGAGCGTATGCCAATGCCTCGCTACAGCAAAGGTGGTATCGGTAAGAAGCGTATTGCAACAAACGCAGGTCGCAGACCTCGCCGTATGCAACGCATGATGACCGACCCTGCTATGCGAGTGTTTGACCGAAAGGTGCGTGGCAGTGGTGGCATGGTCATTATTGACGCAAGTGGTTCTATGTCGTTCACGACAGAACAAATTGCCGAAATTATTGAGCATGCCCCTGGGGCTACTGTGTTGCTCTACTCCGACAGAGGTAGTCGTGGTCATAACGCATGGGTCGTTGGCGACAAAGGACGCATGGTTGAGACAGTGGAAGGAATTGACTACGGACACGGCAACGGCGTGGACTATCCAGCAATTCAGTGGGGCGTAAAGAATCGCAAAGATTCTCGCACTCCTCTTGTTTGGGTAACAGACGGTGGAGTGTGTGGCGTGAACGACAGTTTCCACGATTCACTCGCTATGCAGTGTCTCACCTACGCTCGCAAGAACAACTACATCGTTGTTCCTCATGTTGAGGAAGCGATAAAGCAACTCAAGTCATTGAGCAACGGTGGAACGGCACGGAGTGTCTATCCAGCGATGTTCCGTGATGTGTGGCGCAGACACATGGGCAAAATCCCACTCGCTTGAGTGACTAGATAAGTCCTCGGGTGGGGGTTGGTGAGAGCCAGCCCCCACTCTTGGCGTACACAGTTGGGGAGAACCGTGTACGACTTGCCTACGCTCTCTCGGCGAGCGTGTGTCGCTCTGAATACCAAGCGATACACTTTCCGTTTCTAACGCTCTACGAGAGGGCTAGGCACTCCCAATACCTACTAGATAAGTGAAAGGACTAGATAAGTGGACACACCCGATGAAGCAGTGCAGGAAGCATTGAGCGAACTGCAAGACAGCCTGAAACATGCGATTCATTATTTGACTGGAATACTGAACGAAATTGCGACAGGCTCGTACACACCAAAGAAAGCAAGTGAGGACTACGAGAATCTACTGTGGAACGAAGGTATTGACTTCATTTCGCAGTTGAGTTCACTCGCTGAACTTGACTTAGAAATTGTTTGAGAAAGGACTAGATAAGTGCTGATAATGATTCTGCTTACTTGTATTGCGTGTATCACACTCGGTACTTATCTAGTCAGTATCACCACTGGTACTTATCTAGTCAATACACATGAACTAGATAAGTGCATGCGATTCGCTCGTATCTACTTACTAGATAAGTTGTTAGTCACGCACACGCAAGAGTGCAGTAACGACAAGTCGCCACAGCGTGTAGAACAACGCCAGCACCACGCAACGCCACAGAGAGAGTGTGATACTCACTCCACTGCCGTCCACGCTCACGACACGCAGAGCAAGATACAGAACCGAGCCGAGCATGACCGACACAAACACAAGATTCAGAATCGCAAGAATTGCCTTCATGCCCCCATTTGCCGTTGGAGCCCCGCCAGAAATTGGGCTCGGCAGCGGACGAGGAAAAGAATTTCCAATTTTTTGAGTATTTTTGGAAGGCATGTTCTTCTGAGCTCCTAGGAACTTGACGGTGGTGGAAGACTTTCCTGGATTTAAGAAATCTTTAATTTTTTAACAATTTGATGGACCCGCTGCCGGCTCAAATCAAACTCATCTGCAATTTCCCGAAGGGACTTACCTTCGGTCCGCATGTTGCGAATTACTTCATTTCTTTTTGAGTCAGTTGCTGGACCCGGTTGAAACGGGCCCCACTGCCACTGGGAAATTTGTGAAATTATGTCAATTCTTTCCTGACTCAATTGACCTTTGCGAAATCTCTGGCGAATGTATCCAGTCCAAGCTCCAAGAGTTACATCTTTTTCTTCAAAATTTTCAACATGAATTGCCGGAACTTTTGAATTTCCTTCTCGTGCAATGTATTGCTCAAGTGCCTTGATGTAGGTATTGAATTTGGTGTTGTTGTCCATACTTGTAACGATAGACGAACATATGTTCGCCAGGGGTGACAAGTAAATAAATTGATTTTTTTACAATTAACGCGGAGCTGCAGCCGGCCGCGGTGGTGGAAGAAAAAAGATTTTTTTATCTTGGAAATATTTTTAAATAGATTTGCTTTTATCCCACGTGGCGGCTAACGTATACGACGTGGATAAATGCATGAGCAAATCAGGCAAATTTATCCATATATACAATTGTCTATAAAGCGCCCATGGCAACCTGCGATGTCATTGACGCACCAATCAAGCAAGGGGTGCATCACCATGGAAGAGAAAAAGAATCAAAAGGAATGGATTGAACTAGGACACGGGGACAAGGGCAAGAAAGAGCTGGCCGAAGTATTGTCTAAAAACAATGTCGACCCAGAGCTAGCCAAAGAGCTCCAGACTCAAATCCAAGAAACAGCAAAAAATCAACACAATGTCATCTTCGTCTTCACTGAGGGCACATATGCAATTACCGCAATTCATGCACCAAAGTCATCACTCGATGGACGGGAAGGTCCTGTCCTCATGCCGGGAGCAAATGACAAGAACATCATTGCGGCATTTTCTGATGAATTCATTCGCTCGAAGATTAAAACAGTTGATTTGTTGGAAGAAAACGCGGGGCTCACTGGTATCGGTGATGTTGCCTGGATGAACGAATTGGAAAAGCTAGTGGAAATTGTTAGGCTGGAGCTGGCAGCCAACCCACCAGATAAATGGGAATCATTGCTGGATTCCAATGAATCTGAATGACGGTGGTGGAAGACGCCTGGTTTTAAATTAAAAGAAAAGGGAAATTATGCAAATCACAGCTGTTGATACCGAGGGACCATTTGAACCCAGAAGATGGCAAGATGCTGCCAAGGTTTGTGTTTCTTCGATTTTTGACTCAACGGCAGCCATCATGGCCGACCGCGGAGAATCCAGAATCACACTAATCTCCTCAGAAAATTATGAAAAATTGAATTCCGAGCTCGAGACGTTCCTCCTTTTCCAAGGTCACCTCGACATCCAATTCGAGGGAATGATTAATACTTCGAAATGGTTCGAAGCTGACCAGATGTATTGGGCAGAAGAGTGGAAAATGCTGGGGGCAATTGCTGCTTCTGGAGGAATGAAAAATGGAAGTTTTTTGCCAGATGCTGCGGCCGGCAGCAACTACAAAAAAATGGAAAATTTGAGTGCTAGCGGTACCGGAGTCTTCGACAGCTGGATGATTCGGGAACAAATAACCGAAACTTTGATTCGCAAGCAGCACGACTACGGTCACCATAATATTTCAAGATTTGGACGCCATGGTCTCCTCGTGCGCGTGCATGACAAAATTGCAAGATTAAAGAACTTAATGCTGCAGTCTGCTGCGCCTAACAACGAATCAATCTCAGACACATACACCGACATTGTCGGCTACTCAGCAATTGGAATTATGTGGGAACGAGGTTGGTTTAACCTCGAGCTCACGGTATAAATAAAAAAGCAATTTAAAAAAAGTTACTAGAAAGATGACGGTGGTGGAAGATGGGCCTGATACGCGCAGCAATTATCTACTCAGCTGGCAAGCGTCGCGCTAACAAGAAACGAGACAGACAGGAACGGTCTCGAATCGAGCACGAGAACTGGGGTGAACACAATTCAACCAGAGCTATGTACGAGTACTACCGAAAAGACTCCGACGCAGAGCGGGAGTACTATGCCAACCGATAAAGGTGCGCTCTGTGTTGACTGCGGTGTAGACACAGTTGAAATTAATGAGTACTACATGTCTACGGACGCCATCTGGAAACGAGCTGGCATGCATAAGCGCGGCGGGATGCTTTGCATTGGCTGCCTGGAAAAGCGCGTTGGACACATGCTTAAATCATCAAATTTTAAAGAGTGCCCACTCAACTGGCGCAATGTTCTCTATCCAGAAATGTCTTCAGGAAGATTACTATCTCGTTATCTAAATGGTGGGCAGCGGTCCAAATGGAAAGCAGGCCTCATGCGCGCATTGAAAAATGTACTAAAAGATGGCGACTGGGGACTCATCGCAAAGCTGACAATGACCGAGTATTTATACGAAAAAAAGAAAAACAAATATGTACCCAAGGAGGATGCATAATGGCGATAAAAGAAGCAGCCATTGATTGGTGGGTCTGTGATTGTGGGAACAATCCAGGAGCCGACGGCTTTTATCCATGTAACGAAAAAGGCGAAATGTTAGAACCAGAAATCGGCAGCGGCTGGGACGAAGAGTCGTACGTGTGTTACCGCTGCGGGGATATTATTAATCAAAATACTTTGGCCGTAATCGGGAGCGCCTGGCACTGGGGGGATGATGGGAAAATTTAACTTTTCTGGCATGTCTGACATCGAATGCGAAGACATCATCGAAATGAAAGCTGAGCTCGAGGCGGACGCGTTGTGGCTCGAGGGCGAAATCAAAAAAGATAAGATTTTAAAAGAATCTGGCGGCCGGCTGCCGGCTGAAGAAAAAGAAGAAAATGAGGAAAATTCATGAACGTTTACGTATCTCTGGGCCTGCATCTGGTTTTTGCAATTTTGTGGTTTTTTGATTCGCGCACGCTTCGGCGACGAAGGGACATAAAGCGCTATTACGAAGCTGAGGAAAAAATGAACGCGATACTGGACCAGGCGGCCAAAACTCTCATCACTGAGCTCGACTCGTGGAGGCTAGAAAAAGAAAAAAATAAGACGCCCGATGGCATGGAGCTGCATGAGCTTTCCCAAAAGATTGCGTACGAACAGATGAAGTCTCGATGGAACCACCCGACCAATAATCGAAGGACAGACTTCGATATCGACATTAACCACATTCTCGAAGAAAAGATGGCCAAACGCAAAAAGAAGCCAAACCCATGGGGATTGATTAGTTGGTCATTCCAGGACAGAGAGTTAGGCGGACCTAACTCAGGGATGTGGAAAAAGCCAGAATCTGACGAATAGCCGCTCGAGCTCTCCGGGTTAAAGGAAACCCCAGGGGAGTCAGCTTCCGTCACCACCTACCAGAAAACAGAAAGACTCAACCCTGGGGTTAACTCCATTCCGGTGAAAGGGGGTAACTCCGGAAGGAGCCCCGCTAACATAGCACGATTTTTAAAGACTCCATGTAAATATTTCAAGAAATAAAAAAACTGAAAAGATTCTGAAAAAAATTTGCCCTGGGTGGTTGACGGTGGTGGAAGACTCTGCTAGCTTGAACCGCCATCGACCAATAGGTCGGTCCAACGTGTCGACACATTACGTGGGAAAACCTACATGCCCTGAAAACCTTTTGGAAACAAAAGGCTTAGCCGGCCACGCCCCCACGAAAGTTGGCAAAATTTCAAAGGTTCCCCCACACCCCCTCCAAAGGAGGGGTTCTTCTTTATTCATTCAAGGATTTATTCCTTGGTTGAAAGTAAGAATAGTTTTGGATTAATCCAATCTTTAGAGTGTTTTCATTTACGAAATTTAGTTTTACTCAATTGAAAATTAAGCAAAATTTTTTTTCCTGTTTGTACCATTTCTGTGTCGATAAGTATTGACGGTGGCGGAAAGCAACGATAGGATGTGTCTATGGTTGATGAGCTCTTCCCTAGAGAGAAGAAAAAGCGCGGTCCGAATCAGCACACCAAAGACCAACGCACGGCGGCGGAAACAATTTCTGAAGATGCAAAGAAAATAGTTTTCGACTATTGGAAAGAACGCCATTCCAAAAGAGCTGCAGTCCTGGACGCCAAACGCGCGGCAAGAATTGGATGGGCTATCAAGAACTACGGAATCAAGTCCTGCAAGGACGCTATAGACGGATGCCTTGTCTCTGATTGGCATATGGGCAAGAACCCCAACGGGAAGAAGTACAACGACATCCATAACATCTTCATTGACGCACAGCACGTCGAGATGTTCCTAAGGAAGCTGGAAGAAAAGACAGGCAACACAGCTCGAGATAAATGGATAAGTGGGGATAAATGATTATTGCCGGCAAGAGCAAACCACCATGCGACTGTGAGATGGATAGGATTACCCGACCCTTACGCTGCAATGAAGAAGAGGATGACGAGTGACTAAAACCGAATTAGTTCAATTGGTAGAGCAGGCCTATGCCACCTACAACCAAACACTCCCCTCGGCAGAAGACAGACTGATGACCCTGTATTCGTCCTGGCACGATTTACTCCATGACCTGGAGTACGACGAGACAAAGAAGGCTTTCCTCCAGATTGCGGTCAGTGCCCAGTTCATGCCCAGGCCTGGCGAGATACGTCGTGCCACAATAAATAGGCGTACAAAAATGACCTCATTCGATGACCCCCTTGTTGCTTGGGGTAAATTCCTTACCGTAATTTCTAACGTCAATTCTGGTGTAGGTAACCCAGTTGAGATGTCAGACGCCCTCCGCTCTACAGTAAGGGCACTGGGAGACGCTGCCTGGGGAATGCACACCAATTCCGACAGAGAAGCATTCTGTCGTACATATGAACGAATCGTCAATGAACTAGATATGGACCGGTACTCAGTTCCTGAATTGGATAGTAGTAAATGAATACCCCAACAATAATTTACCTATTTTTTTCTAGTCTTTTTATTTATGCTGTAATGTATTCCAGGATTGCTTTCCTGCTGAAGATATTTATTGTTGTCTCGCTAGTAGTTGCAATGAGGTCTGTCGTCCTGGGCTAGCTTCTGGTTTGTGAAGAGAAACCCAGGCAGACCAGCTCTTATACCAACGAAGCCAGTAGTGACGCTGACATTGCGCGTCACAAAAGAATTTAAAGAAAAACTCATGCAACAGGCCGGCGCCGTCGACTTGAGCTTGACTGCGTACATTGAGTCGTTGGTTGAGCGAGATGGGCGCTAAAAGCAAAAAGACAAAACATCTAGACAGTTATGTCACACTCAACATCCGACTAAAAGGCCGGGTGAAAAACGAGATAGTTGAGTACGCAACTAAACAGGGAATATCTGTAAATCAATTGTGCATCTATGCACTCTATGAATTCGTACGCAACCAAAAGGGTTTCCCGTCGCCCGGCTCTGCGCAATTCTCAATACCAACAGTGGAAGAGCAAGTGTTGGCGTATGTGCGCGGGGAACAATTACTAAAGCCGTGCGGCAAAAAAGATTGCCTGCAAAAAATTACCCAATTAAATGAGTGGCAATTTTGTGAGACTTGCAACTTGCGCATTATGTAATTTGTAATTACAAAATTTCGAAAAAAAATTTTTAGGACCGCCGGCGCAGGATTTTTGGTCTTTTTTCGCCTTTTATTAGATGCCGGCCATCTGTTGTGCTAGGTTACTCTCGTCCACTCGGGCCAGGATTAACTCGCTTGGTGGTTATGCCATTTTCTACCGGCGACTCCTTGCGTCGGGTGCATGACCCCTCCTCAGGTGAGGTGCCCGGGTGGACATTTAATTTCCCCACATCTGTGCAAGGGTCGGCCTTGTTGGCTTTATCTTTCTTCTTCTCTGTTCTGCTGCAAGCTGTCTGCTCGTTAGACCTGCCCAAACACCGTGCATATCAGCAGGTGGAAACTCAAGTGCGTACTCTAAACACTTGTCTCGAACCGGGCACGCCCTACAGATGGTTCTTGCCTGTGCAATGTAAGTAATATCCTTATGTTGTTTGGGAAACATTAGTTCGGTCTTTCCCTTACAGGCTGCCAGTTGAAACCAATCTTTCGCAGGTATAGCTATCTCTGAAAATGGTTGGGTATTTTTATTGGGTAATTTTTGTTTGGATATTTCTTTCTTGCTTGTCACAAAATCTCCTCAGAGAAAAGAAGAATTTCTTATCTCTTTGGATAATTACTACTAGGTAATTGCTGGTAGGTGGTGGTCAAGTGGATGTTGGTTTTGGTTCGTACTATGCCTTACCCCCCTGCAACTATGCCTTGCCCCTACTGGCACCCCATTGCTCTGCCTTACCCCTATCTAGTCTCTGGGCATAACGGATTGCGTTATGCGGTCCTAGGGGATTACGCGGCCTTTGTAATCCGTGAAAGGAAAAAGCGGCGCTTTCTTTCTTGTCCTAAATGGACTTATCTAGTCATCTGAGTCAGGATAAATTTATCCAGAAGTAACTAGCGGTCAGTGGTTTTATCTAATCCCTGTGAAAACGTATGGTACGGAGCACCGGTATATGGGTCGAATTTGGCAGATGCGGCGATTGCTTTTAGTGCAAGCTTTCGCGCTGCACCAACAGTCATCTTGCCTTTCGGTTGCATGGCGAACATCGCTCCGAGTGCGTACTGAGCGCCGCTTCCGATGGCAAACATTCCACTGGAGTCTGAAATCCATGAGTAGTCACCGTCAATGATGTAAATCTGTCCATTGACAGCCATAAATATTGTTGAAGCGTGTTCGGCGATGTGTTGTTTTGAATCGTTGTCGGGTGAGGCATATCCCTGTGCTTCGAAGCATTCTCTCAAGCTTGGGATAAATTTAACTGTAACAAACTGGTCAAGCTTCTTGCCTTTGAGATTTGGGGGCGGAGTTGGTGGGCTGAATGCATGATGCAGGATATTTATTGCCCGCAGGTCGCCGGCAGCGCCGAGTATGTACTTACCGTTAATCCCTAATTTGCTGTTGTTCTCTTTTAGACCGACAATTTGCGAAATCAAATTTGACTCAGCATCGGTCTCAGCGATACGCGAATCAGCGGTCGCTATACAGAACCCATCTCCCTGAATGCCGATTATTGTTGTCAACTGATATCGTCCCTATTCGGTAGTTCATCGATGAGTAGCTGTGATATCACGGCCCAAGGGTCGTCTGACTTGTTTTCGTCAATTAACTTTCTTGTTGATTCGGTGAGGGCGTACAGCCAATCACCGTCACTATTTATCCCTACTACTTCAATCAACCCTTGTTTCCTCAGAAGCTCCATGTCCTCGAAGAGGTTTTCTTTTGAATAGTCGCTCCACTCTTGCGGAAGGTCGTTTGAACTCATGCGCTGTACTCCTTGCCTCGGAAGAATCCTCGTCCGTTATAAATCCACATTGGCTCGTAGTTGAACCATTCGTTGCCTACCCCTGGCGGCTGGTACTGGACTACTGCCATTCCCTGTTGCCAGTTCTCTGCTCCCATGAGCATAGGGCGTCCGAATTCATCTGCGCCAGATTTCGTGGAAGGAACTGCGCCGTCTATTCTGCAGAGACAGCCAGGACTTGCCGCCATGATGGTTCTTGGACCATTCTTGGACAGACGAGTGCGGAAGGCAAACTCTGTCCTGTGGATATGTCCGTATATCACCGACACATGGGCGTCATTTAGGTACTTACTGGTCGTTGAACCATTGGACGTAACCTTGTGTCCGTGGATAACCATCAGGTTTTCATTCAGGCTGACATAGGACTCTGGGTATCCAGGAATATAGTCAACCCCGAACTCGTCCATTCGACAAAGGTATGGAACCGACATGGCTGGCCAGTTATCCCTCAATTCGTCATTGAGTTTGCCTCTAGTGATTCCGAAGGCGGCTTCGGCGTTGGTTTGGACATATCTCGCCATTCTGGCTTCGTGGTTGCCGGCAATCCACGAGATTTTTGCATTTGGTGCAGCTGACCTAATTTGGGCACAAAGCATTGTTGCCCTGTCGATAGCTGCCTGAACTAGTTGCTTAAACGGAGCAGCAGTCAAAAATTTGCCGAATTCTGCAAAGTCCAAGTTGTCTCCGACCATCACCACTTGATTTGGCTGGATGTCTTCAATCAGTTTCAAGGCTACTGCTATTGCCTGCTCGTCGTGGATTGGTTCCAGGTCCATGGAATCCAATGATTTACGGTAAAAGCCGATTTGTATATCAGGTACGATGACAGCCTCTTCCCAGCCTTTCGGACGGGTGACTTTTGTCGTTGACTTTTGTAGTTGTATCTTGGGGCCTTGTTCAATTAGTGGCCACTGTGGCCCCTGGTCCCAAGTGGGGCTGAACTGAATTGCTTGCAAATTATGGACTTCCGTCTCGCCCAATTCGTTCTTTGTTACCGTCTGATACAACGACACTTTGTTAATAGTCCCAATTTCGGACGGGTCGATGTTTTTGGCCTTGAGCATCGCTGCGATATCACCGAGAGCCTTGGCGCTAGCATCTTCTTTTTGCTGGGCCACCTTGACGGCTTTTAATTTTTCACCCAGTTTTGATGTTGGCTTTTTCTTTGTGGTCATTTCTTTAGCCTCTCTGCTATGCAGCATGTCCGTGCTTCATCGTCATCTTTGAAGCAATTTCTTTTCTCTCCGAGAAATTCTCGACTTAGCGATATGCCTTCTGACTTCAGTGTCCGAACTAAATTCATTGTGGACACGTCGCTACGCAGGATGTCAATAAGAAGCTGTGATTCATCGTCTTCGAGGTCAATGACCAATCTCCCCAACTTACATAGCTGTTGTTTACCCTGCGTCGCCTTTAGCGAATTCAATGCATCTTTTAGCATTATCCCCACCTGCTACTCTCTCTTGGTATGAATCGTTTACCGACTGTGAATTGTGGTGTGACCTCTGTCGTGACCCCAATTGATAGTACACCATGGATGGGGGGAGCGGGTGACATGTCATGAGGGCACAAAAAACTGAAGACATTAAAAAAGCTTTGGAAGAAGTTATCGATGCGAGACCTGGGGAGTCGACGGAAGAAACGCTTGAGAAAATACTTCGCGCATTAGACAGCAAGAAGGTTTTGCGTTACCATCGTGATTCTGACATAGGTCTTCTATCAACACCTGGACGTGTGTTGATTGCGATAATTGAAGACCCGACTATGACTATTCGCGCAATTTCTGTATATTTAGATTTAAGCGAAACCATGATTGACAAAACAGTTAAGCAGCTGATTAATGCTGGTCTAATTACAAAGACAAAAGTCAATCGCCAAAATATTTATCGGGTTAACCAAAATCTCGTTCTTGAGCAACCTGATATACGACATTTTGCCAATGCGATTGAATCGATGTACTCAACGCAAGAAAAAAACGAAGATGAAGTTGTAGAACAAGAACCCTTCTAATACGCTTCCAGCTCATGCCAGGCTCAACAAAAGGATTAGTCGTTTACAATTCAGCTGGGTACAACACCCTTTGCTTCGCAAAAATGATGAAGTCTTACGGACGGTCATTTAGCGCAATTCAATTAAAAGAATGCCTTCGTGGTGTGTTCCATGAAAATGGAATCTCTCGCGCTAAAGAGCAATTAAAGTCTTTGGAGAAAAATGGCTACATATCCCGGGCATCAGAGGATGAGTGGCTCATAACAGAAAATGGAATTGAGCAGATTTTTAAATCAGCCGCTGTTTACCGCGGTCAAAAAGAAAGATTTCTTGGCAAAAGGTATGTAGCTAACACAAATAAGCAGATATCAAATATTGCAAAATCAGACAGCATGGACAAGTATGACGAAGAAGAAGAAATACTTATTGCTGTCGAAAACAGAATGAGATTAATTAAAAATAGACGAGCAAGTCAAAAATCTAAGTATCGCTCTCAGTAGTTTCTTCGTCTTCGTTGTTCGCAATAATCCATGCTTGAAACACATCATCGGATGTCGGCATAAACCACAGCTGTGAAGAATCGATATCATCTACATCTCCTATAAGCGTCCAGCAGAGAGATAGCTTCTCCATTGCCGGAGATACGCCACCATTGCAGTCCATCCCGTATCTGGTGATGTGTGTTGAGACTATGCACTCGCCTTTCCGATTCTTGCATGGCCCATCTTTTTCCTCATGTGGACAGAATATGGAGAGTATTTCGAGTTCAGCACGGTTTATCCTAAGAAGAAGTTCGTGGCCATCACAGTGCCAGAGTTGTTCTATTTCTTTAGGTGCGGGCATTTCGGATAAATTTCAAAATTGTGGTTCGACCTTGGGCGCGGTGGGACAACAAAAAGTTATCACAGCAAAATGTCAAATAGGTGTAGGTATTTAGTTGCAGCAAATTATGCAGTTGCTGATTTTGCTTTCTTAGTCGCAGATGCCTCTTCCGCTTTTGCCTCGACCTCTTGTCTGGCCTGGCTGAAGGCTCCGTCTATTTCTGCAATAGAGAGTTTACCGTCATCCATATATGCACGAGCGAGTCTTTCCACAACAGTTGCTACGCCGCCTATGCCGGCAACAAAGCATGCTTTCCACAGTGGGATTCCAGCAATTGCACCAGCTCCGATGACGCCAAGAGCATTTGATGCAAAAACAGCAAGAATTCTAAGCACGATGTGCTTTAAGTTATTCATACCTTGCTCTTTTTCTTGTGTCGTATATCGCTAACCAAACCAACGGCATGGTCGTTGATATGGCCATCTATTTTTGCTTCAATTACAGCTATATCTAAATCAATATCGTGAATATCTTCACGCAGTGCTTCTAGGCGTTCGGCGACAATTCCGTGGTCGCGTGTGTTTTCTTTTCTGCTTTTTTGCACAAGGGCAATAAGAATTCCGAAACACCCTGTGATTATTGCTGGAAGAATTGCTTGTTGCATAGTCCCTCGATTGTGGTTAAAGGCCGAGAAGTTCTTTTACTTTTGGACCAGCTACCGAGTCAGCTGTAAGCTTGTTGGCAATTTTAAACGCCTTAATTGCTTCGTCGGTTGCGGCATCTTTTTGCCCGTTGATTGCGCCCTTATAGAAACCCTTAGCCTTAAGTGCTTCTTGGAGCTTGCTTATGTCGTTGCTACCAGATGCTGGGGCTGGAGCACCACCCGCTGGAGCAACTACTCCGTTTGCGTCCATCCATGCTTTTACGGATGCCGGAACATTGTCGCCGTTGACATATCGAAGGTGCCATGGCTCTGATGGAACCACTTCCCACGAGAAACCAAACTCTTTAACATTTGCAATAAGCCAGTTGAGGCGCTTTGGTTCTGATGCTGAATGAACGTCAACGGCCAAGCCGAGGTTATGCTGCGATTTGCCCGGCGTGGCGAGCATCGCCATACCCTTCTTGAGATACCAAGTCTTCCCCTCAAATGTTTTTGTGCTGGTACCGGCTACTGGCTCAAGCTGGTATCTGGTGAGAAATCCTTTTTTTTGGCTCTCGTAATCTCTATATGTATCGCCGCTGGAAGTCGGTTTTAGTTCAACACCTTCAGCTTTTGCTTTCTCAACCATTGCCGTCCATGCGGATGCAGCAATCCAATGCATTTTCCCACCACCTGGGACAGCTCTTAAAAGATTGGCAGGGAGCTTGCCTGGTTCGATGCCTTTAAGGTCTTTTGGAAGAACTACGGGGACGATGTAATCCCATGCAAGCTTGCTCATTGTCAACTCTTTTCGTGCAAATAACTGAGAGCGCTAAAGAACGCTAAAAGATTTTACAACAAAAGTTGGATAATAATAAGTTACTAAATTGAGTACTTATTCCCCATCTGGCTCTTTCATGTGGAGGTACATCGCGCAAGCAAATGCGATTGACGTACCCCATAGCGCTACCTGCTGGGTAAACCCGGACAATGTGAAGTACATCACCACTGCCCCAGCAAGAGTGAATCCAGAGCCCATCACTCCGTAAATAAATTTCTTAGTGAAATTCTTCCAGTCCATAACTCTTACTCCGTTTTCGTATTTGTAAATAGATATCCGTTTAATCCACTCAGGACCTTCGCCCTCAATGGCTCCACCCTCTTCCTCTTCCTCTTCTGGCTTTCGGGCAGCCATATCCTGTTTTGGAGTTGAGGTCGATGAAGATGGCGTTGGTAATCCACCAGCAGCAGAGGCCAAAGCCACAGTGCTAGTTACCAAGTTTACCGCAATAACACTTCTTCTTGTCCCAACATCAATGGTTGAATCAAGAGGGACGTATGTGTCAAACACACCGGAGAAGACATTTATCTCTTCTTCGAATGATTCCTTAACTTCCGTTGGAGCGTCTTGGACGGCTTCAACTATCTCGGCTCCCTCTGTTTCGCTCAACTCCCCAACAGGTACAGATTCGAAGATGTCTGTTGCTTGTTCGGCGGTAATGTTTTGAATAACTTCCGCGCTAGTAGCAAGCTCTGTTGCAACTTCATCATTTATTTCTTCCTGGAGAATCGCATCAATTACTGCCTCAACTTGTGATTCGTTAATTACACCACTTTCAAGCACGTCAACAAGTGTTGATACTGCTTCTTCTGTAACTCCATCCATGAGTAATGCTTCTGTAACGGCAGCGACTTGCTCGTTTGTTGCTCCGTCGGCAAATGTTTCTGAAAGGATTGCCACAACATCTTCACTTGTTGCATCCTCGAATACGGCTGAAAGAATTGCCACCACCTCTTCATCGGTTGCGTCCTCGAATATCGTGAAAAGAACTTCAGCGACTTCTTCGGTAGTTGCGTCAATCAGCGCTTCTCCTACTATTTCCGCTATTTCATCAGGCGAAGCATCAACTGGAAGGTCATCAATTGCATCTTGGATTTCTTCGGCTTCGGCACTAGGCTCTTCTGATGGACCTGATTCTGTTTCCGTTTCTGTTTCTGATGGCACTGTTTCATCTGTTGTATCTGGCAGTGTCTCTTCTGTTTCTGTTTCTTCAGGCAGCGTCTCTACTGTGGTTGGGGTGGTGTCTTCTGGGACTATGGTCTCTGGCTCGGGCTCTACGGGGACGACTACTACCACTGGCTCTGTGGTTGTTGTCCCTGGTTCTGGTTCCGGTGCTACTGAACTACTCGTAGGAACTGAACTGCTAGTTGGCACTGAACTGCTAGTAGTCGTAGTGCTTGAAGAAACACCAACCTGGATTGACACAGTGTTTGAATTAGCTGAATACTTGGAAAATGTGTCGTTATCGGAACGAATATAGAACGGGAACGTTTCTCCTGCTTCACCAAATGAATATATGGTTGAGTATGGGATTTCAATAAATGTATTTAAGGCGTTTGCACCACCAACGTTTCCTGTTGCTATCCCACCACCACCAAGACTTCCTGACCAACTAACGGCGTAGCGCTCTGGTAAGTATCCGCCAGATGTGGGCGCATCCCAGTCAAGCAGTATTCCTGAACCAGTGTCCGTTGCGGTTAGGTTTCTTGGGGCGCCAATCGTGTCAGGGAATGTATTGGAGCTTTGTGTAAACACTGTTCCAGTTGTATATGGGCGAGCAGTCCCCTCAACTTGGGTCGTTCCATTCCATTGATAGTGACGAATCCAAACACCTGAAGCATCCCAGGAGTTGCCGGTTACTGTTGACCAACTTTGGTTCTTTTGACCATTGTTGTATGTGTCGTCAAGATAAATGGCTATTCCGTTTGTTGTAAAAGTATTGCCACTGATTAGTCGATTATCGGTTCCCATATTGAATGTTGTTGGAATCCAGCCGTTATGATAAACGCCGATTCCATTGTTTGTAAATGTTGAATTTAGAACCTGACCACGATTTAATCCTTGGATATTTACTGCATAAGAGTTATTTGTAAATGTTGAGTTTTGCACTTTTGTAAAGCGCTGGGTGTTTATGCCAGAACCGTTATTACTAAATACGCAGTTATTTACATATGTTTTGTTTTGGAAAGCAGAATCTGTTTGGTCTGCCCAAGTTGTAACTCCAGCCGGAAGCTGTGGGGTTGAGCCATGGTCTCCACCAATACCAATGCTTAGGTAGTCAAATGTTGAGTTGGTGTATGTTGCTGTTGAGCCAGCAGCATTATTCCAAACAGCGCTACCACCAGTCATTGCTGTGAATCTGATGTTTGTTGCAACAACCGTTCCTTGGGAGTTGTATATAAGACCACCGTAAACATTCTGCCCTTGTTTTAGGGTCATGTCGGATACGGTTAGGCTTCTGCCAGATGGAACATTGAATATGCGGTACAGGTTGTTTCCATCAATTATGGTTTGCGTTCTTCCATTACCAGTAATTGTCACATTTTGTGTTATCTGAGGAAGAGCACTAGCAAGAGAGATTGTTCCATCAACGCCAAATGTAATTGAGTCGTATATACCGCCAGCAGTAGCATTTGCCTGCGTTATTGCCCAACGCAGAGTCCCATTAGTAGTCGTGTCTTCAAGGCTTGTCACTACTAACGACGTTGGCGCAGGGATATCGGCAGGAACGAAAGAAAGAGTTGAACCGTACGCTGAACCTGAAGCATTCGTTACCTTTAGTCTGAAGTAGTAAGTGGTTGAGCCAGTCAAGCCAGAAACTACAGTTGACACTGTTGAAAGCGAAGTTCCAGTAAATGTTCCAGATACCGGAATGTCAACGACGGTTCCAGAGAAGTCTGCTGTAGTGCTGTACTGGAATACTGCTGTGGAACTAAATCCATTAGGGTTCAGCGTTCCAGAAAGTGTTACAGGGCCGTCATCAACAGTTACCGTTGGTTCCTCTGATGAAACAATAGGCGCAGTGGCCGCGAGTGTGTCAAAGTCAAATACAGCAGACTCTGTTGTTCCAGTTTCATTAGTTGCAACAATCTTTGCGTAGTAGGTTTCGCTTGGGTCAAGACCAGTAATCTCTGCATCAATATCTACCTCGTCCGAGCCAGTAAAAGTTCCCATGGAGACAGAACTTGAGGTGCCAAAATCTGGGTCGGTTGAGTAAACAAGTTCTGCCGTAGTCGAGAAACCCTTTGGGTTAACTGTTGAAGCAACAGTTGCAGAAGTCTGACCAATTCCGCTTACAACTGGTGCGCCTAGAACTGGAGCATTATTTCCTTCTGCTGATAGCACATAGCTAATACGGAAAGAAGTCGACGCGCCAGCACCAAGTGTTGGAACCTGTAGAGCGACATAAAGACCAGCATCAGCGCCAAGTTCTCCAACATTACCCAAGTACGCTCCGCTTGTGGCAAGCGTATTGCCAGCATTCCAAATGTCGGCAGGGTCTGGAGAAGAGAATCCACCAGTTTGTCGAGCCACACGAGCACGAGCATCAAAAGATTGCAAAGCGATAAAGGAGTCGTTTCCCCATCGTGCTGTTGCTTGAGCCTCTGTGCCTTGACCAGTAACGGCATTACATGAATAAAACATTCCTGTAGTTGTTGTTGAGCCAGCGCATGTCATGTCGCCGTTCCCAGTCGCATTGTCTGGGTCAAATCCACGACCAAAATACACATCACTAATTGCAGAGCCAGTCGTGTTGGTGAGCGTTACGTCTGTATGTAGAGCTTGCCCTGCTGTTGGCACACAATACCTTTGCGAAATGCTGACTCCGTTATAAGGGCTTGCGCTGTTCCAAGAGACACACTGAGAAGAACCAGAGTTCTGGACATCAGATACAGCCCCAGAGACTCCAGTCTGACCGTTGTCATTCCGACCCAAGCTTGAACCAACCTTTACCTGCCAGCCTTCAAACGGTGAGCCAGGGCAGAAGAAGTCGCCGTCATCTGTAGTGACGCCCCAGCCGTCCATTTCTCTGTCAACGCGAAAGCCAAGACAGTTTGATGGGTTCTGGTTGAATCCAGAAGGAACACTCGTTGAGCCAAAAGCTCCGTTTGCCCTTACGCCAACTTGGGCAAACTCTCCTTGAAGGAAGGCTTGTCCATTGGATATTTGAGTATTTGTGGTGAATGTCGCCCCAGCGGGCACGGAAAAACCAAAAATCGAAATAAGCAGAAAAAATACTGACGGAACTGCCATCACAAGAGCAGGTTTATTTACACGGTTGCGCCTTTTGAACACCTACACCTCCAAAAAAATACCACTAATTCTAACATTTTTTTGGAGTGTGTTAAATATAATTTATTAAATCAATTTAAATAAAAGCAACTTGCGTCATTTGTTGTTTGTGCACATAATTGCGAAGTGCCAATGCCAATGACCAACAACTGGCCACTTGATACCATCGTTCATCCAGCTGCTGCCAGATGGGTCTTTGGGTATAACGTCAAAAACGTCTTGCATTTCAGTAAATCCAGCCTGATGTAAGAGTTTCCAAACTCTGTCGTGATGACAGTTCCAGTGGTGGTGAGCACCATCCCACCACTCAAGGCCGGGAACATGCGTATCTTCAACATCAAGGTGCTCCATGACTGACAAGACCATTTCCCATGGCTCTTGTCCCTGAGCCCAACGCTTGATTGTTCGTCTGACGTCTGGTCCACAAATAAGGAACTGTGCTCCAGGTTTTGCTATTCGTTTCATATCGGAAACGAATGCAGGCACTTCTTTCCATGGAATGTGCTCAAGCACATGCCCAAGAAATACTGCGTCAAAATAATTGTCGTCGAATGGATAGGGTTTGCCGGGCTCAACACGAACGTCTGGTCGCGTGTCCTCGGTAACCCATGTATCGGTATTGACCCATCCTTTTGCGTAATGAGTTCCACAGCCGGCATTAAGTAAATTCATTATCGTCCTACATTTCCGCCATCGATTGGGAAGTGCCAACCATCTCCGTGGCGCTCTGCTTTTGGCATGTCACTTCTGTGATTAATTCCGGAATAATGGGCAATAAGTGATTTTCTAATCATTCCCGTTTGGTTTGGTAAAGAACCCCTGTGAAGAAGTCGTCCATGCCAAAATAAAACATCACCGCGTTCTGGCAGGTATGTTAAAACTTCAGCATTACGCTTTTCAATTTGATGAGTAAATATAGGGGTAAGAATTTCTTCGCTGTATGTAGGCCATCGATAATCTCGTTTTTCCGGCGGAAGCGCCTGGAGAATTTTTTCCCGTGTTACCGTAGGCCACCTGTGTGAGCCAGGTATTAGTTGAAACGGACCAGAATCTGGATTGATTGTTTCAAGCGCAATCCATATTGCAACATAAAAATCTCCTACATGTTCTGGATTTAGGTATGTATCTTGATGCCAGTTTCTTGTTGTTGTAACCCATCCAGTCAGGTTAAGGTGAACGGCCGCCGGTTCGCCAATGAGCTCTTCCATTGTGTCGTTAATTCCCTTGAACGTAAGGATTTCCATTACCTCTGGGTGTCTTCTGTATGGCGTGCAGTCTGGCCAACCTCCAGGTCGAGTCATTGAGAATTGACCGTCTACGTATTCTGCGTTGTTTTCAATCCAGCAAGCTTCGTAGCGTTCCATTAGTTCTTCTGGAAGAAGTCCCTTTTTAATCACGAAGCCGTTGTCATTCCAGTCAGCTGGGCCTGGTTCTGGTGCCGGAATGGTTAGTTCTGCGTACTGCTGTTCAAGGAATTCTGTCGTACTCATATTTTCTCCAATATTACGCGAAACGTTGCATCCCAGTCGTCACCACGCTTATCCATGGTGAAATCTTTAAGAAGTTCGTAATTTTCGTCGATTTCATCTTTTCTCATTCTTGGGTCGAGGAGCTCATCTAAATGATAAACCCATTCAGACGTTGAACGAGCAACCCGTCCTATCCCCTGGTTGGCAAGGAGCTCATATTCAGGCGAATAGGATGAAACAAAAGGCACACCAGCTGCAGCATATTCCAGTCCCTTAATAAAAGATTTTGCATGATTGAAAGAGATGTTGTTCAGCGGTATCAGCCCAATGTCAATGTGTTGAAAAAGTAATGGGTACGAAAGAATTGGAACCATTGGCGACATTTTCGTAATTGAATCAGGAATGCCAAACATATGGTTTGCCTGTGGCGCAGTGGTGCTGTGTCCGGAGTGATGAAATCCAAGATTTCTTATCTCTAGGTATTGTCCAAGAAATGGAGATAATTGCTCTAGGTCGTTTGAGCGCCAATGCGTAGCTCCAACCCAGCCAACTTTTATTTTTTTATTCGAGCGAAATTGTTTTTTTTGCCACCTAGGCAGGTCTATCCCGTTTCTGACGAGAAAAACATTATCTCGTTGTTTTGCGTAGTAGTCGAACAAGAATGGCGTTGATGTGATTACGGCGTCAGCAGAAAGAATTATTTTAGAATATATTTCGCGATTTGATTTTGGATTTTTATCTGGATGTGTTGCCTCAAAAGCCCTATTTGATTCAGACAACCCATCAAACCAATCGTCAACATCAACTACGATTTTTTGACCCATCGCACGGGCAAGTGGCATGGCATCTAGTACTTCTTGTTGCATCAATAATTTAAAAACTATAATGTCCCAACCGTGAACTGCTTTATCTCCTTCGACAAGCATTCCGAAACCACGCTGTGTTGTGAAACCTGGGAATCCAACAGAAGAAAACCAGCCGCGCTTATTCAATTCATCCGAAGGCAACTTACACCTATACCAAGCACATCCATTTGGTTGTAGTGGGTTCGTTCCCCACGACCAGTCATGGGTAAGAAATGCGATTGTTGGTTTTTGTGGTTTTTTCATAGGCGTTTTAAAGATACTAATTTATAAATAGCGCAGCGAGAGCAGCAATTGGTTCACGGCGAACAAAAAAATACATGTGATATTATTGTTGTGTCATCTATTCAAAAATGGGAGAACACGATGAATCAAGCATTCATGAAAGACGTTGTTGAGAGAGCAGCAAGAACATTTGCCCAGGGTTACCTTGGCTCATGGCTGGCAACTGGCGCAGACTTTGATGGTCTGGTTAATGCCTCAAACCTCAAGGTTGGTGTTGTTGCTGTAGCACTTTCAGTTGCAATGAGCATGGGTCTCAAGAAGGTTGGGCCAAATAAGGAATCCGCCTCGGTGCTTTAGGGCGGACTACCGACCAAGTCGGCGTGTCCTAATCTACAATCTTGTAGGTCGATGATTGGAGAAAAGCCGTGTCAATGGTCGCGGGAAAATACAAAATAATTTGCCAGCAGGGGTCAACTTTTGACCTTCAGCTGACCCTGCAGTACACCAATCCTGATTACGCCACCGGTTGTGGTGGTGCTGAAGTTTGTCCAGAGTTCTTGCCGTGGGACCTTACCGGCTATACAGCGAGAATGCAGGTGAGGAAGTACATGGAGTCATCGACAACCATTGCTCAATTGACGACAGAAAATCTATCGACAAATAGAATTACACTTGGAAATCCAGACCCAGAAGATGGGACAATAACACTCTTCATGAGAGCCGAGGACACCAGGTCGATAACTGTATCTGGTGTTTACGATATTGAAATCATTTCACCATCAAACGAAGTAGACAGAATACTTCAGGGTGAATTTGTTCTATCGCCAGAGGTGACACGATGACCGAAAACATAGTACAAGTAATAACAACGGAGACGCCAAATAGGGTCCTTGTCACGACGACGCGTGCACCGGGTGTTCAGCAGTTCACGTATCAGGTGCAAGTGTTCACGGTTCCGGGCACTCTTAGTACTGGAACAGGTAGAGCAAAGTTCTATATCCCTGGTCCAATAACAATTGGTAACGTAAGGGCGTCTGTTGGTACCGCTCCGACTGGTAGAGACTTAATAATTGATGTAAACAAAAACGGAACAACAATATTTACAAGCCAGCTCAGCAGACCAAAAATATTTGCCGGCCAGGTACTTGTTTCAACAAATACCCCACAAATCACGGAATTGACAACTGGTGATTATTTAACAGTTGACATTGACCAAATAGGGTCATTAAATCCAGGGGCCGACCTATCAGTTCAAATAGAGTTCACGCCTTAGGTGTATTCTTGTAGCAAGCGGTATTAACCGGTCCCTAGCAAAAAGGTATCAATCACATGACAATTTCAAACTTCCTAGAAAACGAGCTACTCGATACCTTGGACGGTTCGGGTTCTGCATACTCGGCTTCTGCTACTTATCTCAAGCTCCACATTGGTGACCCAGGCGAAACTGGAACTGGCAACCCAGCAACCGAGACAACACGCAAGGCAGTTTCGTTCGGTGCTGCAAGCGGTGGCTCAAAGACATCAACTGCAACTGTTGAGTGGACTCTTGTTGCTGCAACAGAGACATACTCCCACTGGTCGTTGTGGGATAACTCAACAGCTGGCAACTGCCTCTGGTACGGTGCTCTTTCTGCAAACGCTTCGGTTACCGCAGGTGACACTTTCGAGATTACCTCTCTTACACTAACGCTCGACTAATCCATAAGGGGAGTGACCCCTCATGGATGAACAAGAGATAATTGGTTTCTCGGAGCCGTTCCGAGGGACCTCGTCGTTCTATGTAGGATTCAAAACAGTATCGGAGAATGCCTCCGCTGCTGGCAGTGGTTCTTCTTCCGTATCACAACTTCGTACGGTTCCAAGGACTGCTTCAGCTTCCGGCATATCCAGTCATACAGTTGTCTCGCTCCATGTCTCACCACGTGGCGCAACTGGTTCTGGTTCAGCAACAGCTGGAGACCAAGCGATTGGACTCCACACTGCCCCACGTCAAGCGTCTGCTTCTGCAAACGGAAATAGCGCTGCCGACGGCCTACATACTTCGCCAAGAACTGCATCTGGAAGTGCAACAGGTTCTTCATCCAACCTCAGCGAAGTTATTACGTTTCTCAGGTCTGGCACAGCTACTGGTGGCGCCACGGCCGGGGATTTGGCAATTGGCCTACACACCGCGCCAAGAAGTGCATCTGGCTCTGGAACATCAAGTGAATCCTCCACAAGAGTTAGAACATCTGTTGTTTCTGCAACTGGCTCAGCAACAAGCGATTCAACCGCTATTGGCCTACATACTTCGCCAAGAACAGCAAGCGCATTTGGTCAATCAAGCGAGTCCGCAGTACGACTCATTATTTCCCCGAGAAGTGTCACTGGTTCAGGAAATGGCGACTCGTTTGTTCTCGCCCTACATACACATCTAAGAACTGGTTCAGCAACTGGCTCTGGAACTTCAAACAACTCAATTGTCCACTCTAATCTCAGAACCGCCTACGGTTCTGGTTCTGCAACCGCAGGTGACACTGCCCTAATTCTTCATTCAAGCCTTAGAACCGCAAGTGCTTCTGGAAGCGGTTCTGAAAATTCATCTTCGTTCAAGACGCCGGTCAGAACAGCGAGCGCTGCTGGAAGTGGTTCCGAACTCGCAACAGGCCTACATACAGCACCAAGAGCTGCTACTGCCTCTGGTTCTGGCGATTCGTCAGTTTCGCAACTCCTCTCGCACCTCAGAACTGCATCTGCATCTGGAAACGGAACCTCAAATAACGCAATTGTTCATTCAAATCTCAGAACCGCATATGGTTCTGGTTCCGCTACCGCCGGAGATACAGCGACAGGACTGCACACTGCGCCAAGAGCAGCAACTGCTGATGGGGCAGGTTCATCCGTATCTGAAGAAAAAGCAACATTTTTCAGAACTGCATCTGCCAATGGTGTCGGTTCTTCTACATCCAATGAATTGCGAACGGTTCATAGAACCGGTTCCGCTCTTGGGCAGTCCGATTCATTGGCTTCATTTAGATACGGAAAACTCAGAACCGCATACGGAGGCGGTGGTGCGACCGCTGGCGATGAAGCGATTGGTCTTCATACTGCGCCAAGGTCGGCAAGTGGTGATGGGCTTGGCTCATCTGTTTCATCTTCTGTCAAGACTGGGGTTAGAACGGCTACAGCAAACGGCCATGGCGCAGAAACTGCAAACGGACTACACACTGCACCAAGAGATGCTTCAGGCACAGGAATTGGAAATTCTTCGACATCTATTGTTACAACGTTTATCCGAACCGCACTTGGTTCAGGAAGTGGCACGTCGAACAACTCTATTTTGTACTCGAATCTCAGGACCGCATATGGTTCCGGTTCGGCAACAGCTGGAGACCAGGCGATTGGTCTTCATACTGCGCCACGCTCGGCCAACGGTTCTGGAGATGGAACGCAAAACTCGTTGTCGTTCAAGACTCCAGTCAGAACAGCGAGTGCATCGGGCAGCGGCTCTGATTCTTCGATTGGTCTACACACCGCGCCGAGGGCTGCAACTGGCGATGGAACAAGCAGCCAAACAACGGATGAATTCAAGATTCTTTATAGAACAGCATCTGGCTCGGGAGCTGGAACATCAAGCAATACAACCTTGTATTCAAATATCAGAACCGCGTATGGCTCTGGTTCTGCGACTGCATCGGATACTGCAGTTGGACTTCATTCTCATATCAGAACCGCATCAGCAAGTGGACAGAGTTCGCAGTCAACAAACGAAATACGCACTGTTCCAGTTTCGGCAACAGCATCAGGTGGGGCAACAGCTAGTGATGTCGCCAATGGTCTTCATACGGCACCAAGAAGCGCAATCGGAAATGGATTCGGTTCAGAATCTCTTACACAATTGCGAACGGTTTATGCAACCGCATCAGGCAGTGGCCAGAGTTCACAATCAGTAACGCAATTAATAACAACACCGCTAAGTGCAACTGGTCAAGGTGGAGCAACCGCAGGAGACACTGCAGTTGGATTGCACACCGCACCAAGAACCGCGAGTGGAACAGGCCATTCAAGCGAAACAGCAAGTTATGACACAGACCCAATCCAGGGAATTACAGCTGGATACTGGGGTATTCAGGCTCTCATTAGTTGAGATGAAGTAAACTAGGAGTAATCATGGCAGCATTTACACGCAAACAATATTCGGGTGCAGCGCGCAACACGACGACAACAACTCTGCTGACGAACGTTGGCACAACTGTTGACATTGCGGCAACAACTGGATGGCCATCCATTGCTGGCATCCCGTTTTACGTAGTAATCCGACCATCTTCGATATATGAAGAAAAGTGTTTGGCAACGATTTCTGGCTCAACCCTAACCCTGACAAGAGCCCAAGACGACACCACCGCATCCGAGCACCCAATTGGTTCGGTTATTTACCCAGTATTCACCGCCAATGACGCAGACGAAGCAAACGAACTTGTAAGCAAACTTACTACCAAAGGCGACCTGCTCACTACTGATGGAACAAATCTCCTGCGACTCGGTGTTGGTCCAAACGGATACTTTCTAAAAGCAAGCACTTCTGCATCCGCCGGCGTTGAGTGGGCATCGATACCGACAATCAACAGCCTTAATGACATTGGTGATGTCACGATTACAAGCGTTGAGGGCGGTGACTTTCTAACATATAACAGTTCAGCGTCGGCATGGGTAAATGAAACCATTCACTTCATTACAGTATCCGACACAGAGCCAACAGATGAGGTAGAGGTTGGTGACCTTTGGTATAACTCAAGCGAGCTTGAACTTTATACGTATTACTCGGGTTCGTGGATTCAGTTAACTCTTACTCCAGAATTTCCTAAAGTAGAAGAACTTGATAACGTATACATAAGTACAGCTAACACTGGTGACGTTCTTGCATTTGACGGCCTTGATTGGTATAACGACACTGTTTCAAATTTGTTGGGTTCCCACATATTTGCATTAAGCGGTGATATTTCTGGTTCGGTCATGTTTGACAGTTCTGCAAGCGTAAATATTTCGACTGCTCTCAATGCAGAACTAGATAATCTTTCCGATGTTATAATTACATCACCAGAAGAATTTCAAACTTTGGAATACAACGGAACAAACTGGGTTAATACTTATTCATCACTTGTTTCTTATGTAAGAAATGTTGAGGCAACAACACTTACCACTGGAACGGTTGTTTACCTATTTGGTGGAACTGGGGACCATGCATCGGTAAAACGAGCAGACAACACGGCAGAAGAAACATCATCAAAGACTGTTGGACTCGTCGGTGCCCCAATTGCTGCAAGCCAAAATGGGCCAGTTGTTACACGTGGGTATGTGGATGGGATTAACTTATCTGCCTATCAGCGAGGGGATGTACTTTGGCTTGGGACAAACGGTCAATTTACAACCACTAAAGCAGTTGCCCCAAATCACCTTGTATATATAGGTGTTGTAGTTCGCGCATCAAATAACGGAATTGTTTATGTTGCAACTCAAAATGGTTACGAAATAAATGAACTACACGATGTAAAGGTAACAGATGTAGCAAATAAAGATGTGTTGACTTGGGACAGTGCTTCTGCTGCATGGGTCAACTCTTCTTCTGTATCTTTCCAAGATGTTTCAGCAAGCACGTTTACTGGAAATCTGGTTCCTTCAGCACACAACACATACACCTTAGGAACACCAAGCATTCGCTGGGCGGACATTTACCTTGGTCCAGGAACCCTAAACATTACAGACAATGTGCTTGGAACCAATGCAGGTCTTACGGTTTCCAATGGTGTTTTGCAGATTAACGGAGCAAATCAGCTTCAAGTTGGACAGTTGAAGTTTGTTAACAACAACATTGAATCAACTTCAGCATCAGTAAATATTGAAATCGGAGAACTTGCATCATCTGCCGACATCATCATGAACAGGGACGTGGTCTTGGGAGCAGGCAAGTCGCTGACATTCCCTGATGCAACTGTCCAAACAACTGCGTATACAGGCGATGTTGCTCTTGGGACAAATACAAATGGCATCTATGTTGCAGACCTTGTGGCTGGTACCGGCGTAACCATAAGCAATGGTGCAAGTGAATCAGCAAGTCCGACTATTGCAATTGGACAAGCAGTTGGTACTTCTGCTTCTGTAACTTTTGGAAGAATTGAGACATCAGGTGATGTTGTTGTTGGTGGGAATTTAACCGTCAACGGAACTACCACTACATTAAACACCGAGACGTTATTGGTTGAAGACAACATAGTTGTTTTAAACTCTGGAATCACAGGGTCACCAACACTTAACTCTGGAATTGAAGTTGAGCGTGGAACTTCTGCAAATGTCGTTATGCGTTGGAACGAGTCCGCAGATAGATGGGACTTCACGAACGACGGAACTACTTATAACAACGTTCTGCTTCTGTCGGATATAGGTCAAGACAGCCTCAACGACACAGTCATTACAAGTCCGCTTAATCATCAGTCTCTTACTTACAACGGAACGAACTGGATTAACGAATACGCGCCAACAGCCACGTACGCAAGAAATGCCGAAGCAAATGCTTTGAGTGTTGGTGAAGTTGTTTATCTATTCGGTGCTACTGGAGACAGAGCGTCTGTAAAGAGAGCGTCCAATACGTCAAATACAACATCATCCAAGACTGTTGGTGTTGTGTCTGTTGGTGGAGCAGCTGGAGCAGACGTAACCATCACGACTGTTGGGTATGTAAACGGATTGAATCTTGGTGGTTATACAGCTGGAGACATTCTGTACCTTGGCTCTACCGCTGGCACAGTGACGACGACAAAGCCGACAGCTCCAGCTCATACGGTGTTTGTCGGAGTTGTTGCCAGGGCAAATGCTGGAAATGGCATCATGTATGTCAAGTGCCAAAACGGTTACGAGCTAGGAGAACTCCACGACGTAAAAATCAGTGGAGTGTCTGACGGTCAATTCCTGCGCTACAACAGCGCATCTGTTGTCTGGGTTAATGACACAATCAACCTTGGCACTGATACAGCTGGAGATTATGTACAAAATCTTACGGCTGGAACCGGAGTTACGCTGAGCAATAACTCTGGAGAAGGTGCGACTCCAACAATTGCAATTGGGCAAGCTGTAGCGACTAGTTCGTCAGTAACTTTTGCAAATGTTTCTATTTCTGGAAGAATTGATAAAACGACCATAAGAGAGTCGGTCGCAGATACGTCAGTTTCTGCAAGCGTTGTTACTGCAGATTATGCAACCGGAGATATTTTCTATGTTGATACAGCACCAGGAAGCAACTTTACTGTCAACCTAACAAATGCCCCAACCGATAACGGCAAAGCAATAACGGTTGTAATTTTTGTTACACAAGGAGCGACTGGGTATATTCCTAATGCTGTTCAAGTTGCAGGGTCTGCCCAAACAATTAAATGGGCAAACGGTGCGGCTCCAACACCAACATCCTCGGCTGGGAAAATAGACATCTTCTCGTTTACGTTTGTGCGTCGAAGTTCTGCATGGACGGTATTCGGAAGCTCAAACCTGGGTTACTAGGATGCCTTTCATCTCATCAATTTCAGCTAGGCAATCTGGATTACTTTTTGCAAACGCAGCAAAATTGATTGCTCCGTTATTTGGCTCGTCAACGGGTACTCCTGGAGGTTTTACTTTCTCAATTTCAAACTACGATTCTTCCCTGACGTATTCATTCTCCGTCACTAATAGCGGTAGCGCTACTCAGTCTGCCGGGCTAGTAACTGTCACTGGACTTGGTAGTGCTATTGCTTCGACCGTGACTGTGACGGTAAACAAAAATGGGTGGCTAACAAATTCTGCAAGCATAACTGGAACTTCTCTCACTGAGTATTCTACGCAATTCACCGTACTCGGAGGTGGCGGCTCCGAGGCTGGCGGAGCTGGTGGAATGGTTAACGGAACAATGAAACTCTTTGGTGGAAGTTCGTATACGGTTACTGTTGGTGCTGGAGGCACAGGGAAGGGTAGAGGAAATAATTCCGTCCTTGGTGTCATAACTGGATTTGGCGGAGGTGGACGTGACGCTAGCTCCGGAGGCTCTGGGGCCGGTGGTTCTGGTGCAGCAACACAGACGAGTTTTAGCGGTGGTGACATTGTTGGTACTGCAACTGGATATGGATTTAACGGAGGAGCATACGGAAGCAATGCAGACTACAACGTTGGTCATAATGGAATCGGCGGCGGAGGAGGAGCAGGAGGGAATGGTAGCCCTGGGTCTGCCGAGCAAGGTGGAAACGGAGGCCCTGGTAGAGCCGACATGCTTGGTATATCACGAGGCGGAGGAGGCGGTGGTCACTCACACAGAAATGGCGGAGGGACTAGCAAGCCGCTCGGTGGTGGCTCGGGTGGCGGCGACGGAACCAACTACAACTTTGGATGCGATACCTCTAGTGCCGGTGCAGCGAACTATGGCGCTGGTGGCGGTTCGAACTGGAATGAATGTGGAGGCTCGGATGCTGGTGGCTCTGGAATCGTAATACTTAGATATACGGGCGGCACGCTGGCGTCTATCGGTGCTGGCTTGGTGTATTCACTTTCTTCATCTGGAAGTGTTAGAACTTATACATTTACAGGCGGAACAGGAACGATTACTTTCTAATGGCACATTACGCATTTCTTGATGAAAACAACATTGTCACCGAGGTGATTGTGGGCCGTAACGAAGATGAAGTAGTTGACGGCATATCCGACTGGGAGGAATACTACGGTTCTCTGCGTGGCCAAAGATGTTTAAGGACCTCGTATAATCACAACATAAGAAAACAGTTTGCAGGCGTTGGCTTTAGTTATAACGACGAAAGAGATATCTTTATCGCCAACCAGCCATACCCATCGTGGGTTTTAGATGAAGATTTTGACTGGGTTCCACCAATCCCATACCCACCATCTGACAGAGGGTGTGCTCACTGGAATGAAGAAATAGGTAATTGGGACATTTACTAAATCGCAGTAAGTTTGCATCATGACAATTTAGAATATGAGATAATTGGCCGTATGCCAATCGTATTCCCTTCATCACCGTCAATAAATGACGAATTTTTTGTTGCAGGTAAATCCTGGAGATGGAACGGGTTCCGTTGGCAAAGATTTAAATCTGCAATAATTGACGGTGGATTTGCCAATATTGAAATTGACGAGGCAAACGATTCACAGGTTGCTGACGGAGGCGATGCTTAATGGCGTATAAAAAGATTCTTTTCCGTCGCGACCTCGCAGCTACATGGACATCGGTTGACCCAGTACTCTCCGCTGGAGAAATAGGCCTTGAGTCAGACACGGATAAAATTAAGCTTGGTGATGGGACTAGTTCTTGGACTGAGCTTGATTATTTTTACGGTTCACTAGACGACACATCATATGTTCAGTCTCTTGTTGCTGGCACAGGCCTAACAATAACCGGAAACTCAGGTTCTGGTTCGACGCCAACAATTTCAATCCCCCAGAGCGTTGCAACGACTGCTTCACCAACATTTGCTCAAATCACAGTAAATAATTTGCCAGTAAATGACAAGCATGTTGCCACCAAAGCCTACGTAGACGGAATAGCAGCGTCAATCAACTGGCATGAATTTGCCACACTTGCCACTGCTGCAGCTTTGCCGAATAGCCCGACTTACGACAACGGCGATGATGGAGTTGGGGCAACACTCACGGCCGGCTCAAGTGCTCGACTGGTTGTCGATGGCGCCAATGCCTCAAATGGAAACAGAATACTAGTCAAGAATCAGGTTGACTCTGCACACAACGGAATTTACGATGTCACCGTTCAAGGAAGCGCGTCAGTGGCATGGGTGTTGACAAGGTCTGATGACTTTGACGGAAGTACAGCATATGCAACTCCACACGCAGGAGACGCATTATATGTTTCGATTGGTTCGGCAAATACAAATCAAGGATTTCTCGTATTTACTTCTGGCACCGGAACCGACGGCGACCACATAGTAGGTGTTGACCAGATTGGTTTCACACAGTTTTCTGGAACTGCGCCAATTATCGCAGGAACTGGTATTACAAAATTTGGAAATCAGCTTTCAATTGGTCAGGATGTCGCACCAAGCGCAAGCGTTGTTTTTGCAGGAATTACTAGCTATTTAAATGGGATTGCCGAACAGGCAAATGCACTTACCCAGCCAGTGTTTATTGGAACAAAACTGTTTGATGGTTCAGCAAGCATAAGTCTTGGAGTCGAAGACATAACAGGCCTCCAAGCAACGACGTCAGACCTGAACAAGTTATTTGAATTAACAACGACCAAACTCCAGCTCGATTACCTCAGTAGCGCGAGCGCAAATATTCAAGACCAGATAAACGATAAAGCAGATTTGCTTAATCCGACTTTCTTCGAAGACATAACTGCCAATAACAATATATATGCCTCCGAATTTCACGGAAATCTAATCGGCACACATACCGGAAATGTTGTCGGTGATTTAACGGGAACGGTTTTTGGGGCGTTAGACGGTAGTGCCAGTGGTGGTTTCTATGGAACATTAACCGGAGATGTTATTGGACCACTGGTCGGACAGACTACTGGTTTACATGTTGGAGACGTAACCGGAAACCTAACAGGAAATGTCATCGGAGATGTTACTGGAAGTGTTAGCGGAAACCTTCTTGGAAACGTAACAGGAAACGTTTTAGGAAACGTAACTGGAAATTTGATTGGAAATGTGACTGGCTCTGTGGACGGAAGCATATCCGGAAACGCCGCAACAGTTTCTTCAATATCCAATCATGGTATAGACGGCCTTTCGGACGTCACTGCACCAACGCCAACTGCTAATCAATTCCTGAAATACAATGGGACAGCATGGGTCCCTGATTTGGTTGACCTCAATACTGATACGAGCGGAAACTATGTTGCCTCGGTTATAGCCGGAACTGGCGTGTCGCTGACAAACGGCGTCGCACAGGAAGCAGGAACACCAACTATAAGTATTGGTCAATCTGTTGGCTCTGGAGATTCACCACAGTTTGCTGGCCTCTCAATAGGCAATACAAACCTAACCGTCAACGGAAACCTTACCTATAACGCTGGAACCAATCTTGCCACCGTGAATACTCTTTCCGAGCACGGCCTTTATGTCGGAGCAAGGATTACGGTTTCTGGAGCGACACAAGAAGGCTACAACGGCAGCTTTACTGTTGCTCAAGTAACATCTGCATACCAGTTTAGATACACCCCAGTAGAGACTCCGTCTTCTGCGATTTCATCTGGAAGCCCGGAAGTCAAATTTGGCGGAGGCATTACTTTTGAAGGCTCAACGCCAGACGAATTTGAAACAGTAATCACATTTGCAAACCCAACAGCAGACAGGGTTATATCTTTCCCAGATGCAACAACGACTCTTGTCGGTACTAATACCACGGATACGTTAACAAACAAAACTTTAACTAGCCCAGTTATTACTGGTGTTTCTCCAATATTGACCATTTCTGGCGATGTATCTGGTTCGGTTACTTTCACCGACTTGGGCAACGCAACACTGAGTGCAACTATTGAACCGAACTCGGTTGCACTCGGGACAGACACAACTGGCAATTACGTTTCCAACCTTGTTGCTGGTACAGGAATAACTATTACGGACAACTCTGGTGAATCTGCCACTCCAACAATTTCCATTGGGCAAGCTGTCGGCACTAGTGCATCCGTACAATTCGACACACTTGTCGTAACTAACCTTTTTGCAACAAACCAGGAAGTAACTAATCAAGCATCCCTAAATGTTGCCAGCGGCGAGATTGTTCTTAATGCTGGCACGGTTGGCGCTCCAACTCTTGACGGAGCAATAAAAATTGACAGAGGTTCAAGCGCAAGCGTTGAAATTAGATGGAACGAAACGCTGGATAGATGGGAATCCACCAGAGATGGAAGCACCTATAAAATAATTGACCAGGGCGCAAAAATGACGCTGGGGACTACCCCTCCAGCAGCCCCAGACGATGGAGACTTCTGGTTTGAGACGGACTCGGCCATAACGTTTGTTTATTACGATTCCTACTGGATTGAAATTGGTGCTTCTGGAATTGGTGCAGTCATTGGGTCTAGCTCTCCAGAAAATCCGGCCAACGGACAGTTCTGGTTTAAAAACACGACAAACGAAGTATTTGTGTATTACAACGGTTCATGGGTGCTTGTATCTCGCTCGACTAGCACCGACGACGTCAACGTAGCGTCTATCATGGGAGCGTTCTAAATGACTGGAGCAATAAATGGCTAATACAGCTAAGGTCCTATTCAGGGGCGCTGCAACTGTTTACACTACCCCGGCGACAACGCTGTACACCGTGCCGTCCCTGACGACCACTGTCGTAACCAATGTTGTTGTGGCCAACAACGCCGTAGCTGGAGGAACATACTCTCTCAATCTTGACGGAATTCCTCTTGTTCCAACCCTGGAGATACCAGGAAATTCGGTTATTTCGCTTGACCTAAAGCAGGTTCTTACGGCTGGCGACACAATTACCGGAAATGCAAACTCAACTGATATTAAATTCCACATCAGCGGGATGGAGATAGCGTAATGGGTCTTAATCAAATACCTCCTGGCTTGACGCCGATTACCCCAGAGGAAGTGCTGTACGACCCAGTACAGAAACTGCGCATATCCCAGCCACAATCGCTGATTGACACCGACTTTGAATACGGTACGCAGATTTCCAAGTGGGAAAACTTGACAACTGTTGGAGCAAGACCGTTTATTTACGATGCCGCTACTCCGGTTACAACAATTAGTGCGATTACGATGAACACTTCATCCAGAACTGTTACCGTGTCGCTGACGGACACAACTGGACTTGCTGTTGGCACTCCAATCACCGTACGAGACACCCAGTTATCGATTGCTAACGGTGCATATCTTATTGAGTCTGTCACGACAAATACGTCCTTCACCTACACCGGCAAAGCGGTAAATACCGGTGCATTGACATCAATTTTTGATTCCAACAAGACGGCAATTTTTACTGGAACAATCTTTACGAATGCCAAAATCGGCGGTGCTCCAACGATGTCGTATTCTGGAAATGCGATAACAGTAACAACAACAATTCCTCACGGTCTTTCAATCGGAAACGAAGTAGCTGTTACTGGTGTAACAACATCGGGCTCAAACCCTCCAAACGGTGCGAACTTTGTCTCAAGAATAATCAGCTCAACACAGTTTGTTTACCATGCACCAGTTGCCCCAACTGGGACGCTTAACGCATCTGCTGCATCGGTTTACGTGGCGCCTTCTGGAAACTTTCTCCACAGACCATTTGACGGCGGTGTTATTTTCTCCAACAACGGAACATCGAACTACGAAATGGCTGCACGCCAAACCCGTCGTTATTTCCGTTATCAGTCAGGAAAAGGCATCCAGATGTCATCTGGAACACTCCTGAAGCCAGACCTCCAGCTGGACCAACTTACATACAGCTCATCGACAAACCTTGTCACAGTTCAGACCAAGGAAAAGCACAACCTGTACCCTGGTTCAACAATAACGATATTTGGTGCAAATGAAGCAATCTTTAACGGAACTACAACCGTTTATACGATTACTGGATACAACACGTTTACATACCAGCCAGCTACGTCGTCTGGGACCAACATCCTCGCTTCCGGTCCGTATTACATTACCGTCGCTGGTTGGTACGGAAATATTAACAGAATCGGTTTGTTTGATGACCAAAACGGTGTGTTTTATGAGTTTGACGGTCAAACTCTTTATGCAGTAAAGCGTTCATCAACATTCCAGATTTCTGGAAAGTCATCATTCACGAACGGCTCATGCACAGTAACGCAGACAAGTTCTGCGTTCCCAACAAGATATGCGGGCCAGCTGGAAATTGGCAACTACATCGTTGCCAGAGGCCAGTCCTACAGAATTACCGATATCGCAAGCAATACAGAAATGACCATTAGCCCTGCATGGCGCGGTGCCACGTCAACGATGGTTTCGGTATCAAAGACGGTAGACACCAAGTATCCACAAGCTGAGTGGAATCTTGACAAATTTGACGGAACTGGAGCATCTGGCTACAACGTCGACCTGTCAAGAATGCAGATGTTCTATATCGACTACTCGTGGTATGGTGCTGGATTCATTCGATGGGGAATGCGCGCAAAAGACGGAAAGGTCACATACGCGCATAAGGTTATTAACAACAACACAAACGCCGAAGCATATATGCGCTCAGGAAACCTTCCTGCGCGTTATGAGTGTTTCAGTCTTCCCCCAAGAACTCAATTGACAGGAACATTGTCGAATTCAGAAACAGCAACAATGAGTGTTGGTTCTACTACCGGATTCCCAAGTGCAGGAACGCTCTGTATATTCAATACCGCAACTGGTTACGAATACATCAACTACACCGGCAAGACGGCAACAACGTTTACTGGTCTAACCAGACAGCAGACAGGAAACGCTTCACTGGCAATAACAATTGCCTCTGGAGCAAACGACGGAACTGTTGCATCAAATGCAGGGCTTCAGGTTGGCCAGAGAGTTACTGGAACAGATGTGCCAGACGGAACATTCATCCAGCAGATTTCTGGGAACAACATCAAACTTAGTGCCGCCGTAACTGGTGCAAACCCAACAGTTAGTGCAATCCCAATGGGAACAAGCGCGGCACTTTCGTTCACGTATTCTGAGTCGAATCCTGTTGGTGTTGAGCTTGCATTCCCAACATATGCTCCTTCAATATCCCACTGGGGTACATCGGCAATCATGGACGGAAGATTTGACGACGACAAATCGCTCGTATTCACGTACGGTCAGACAACTGGTGTGACCATTGCTTCAGGCGCAACAAAAACACTGCTAGCAATACGTGTTTCTCCTTCGGCAGATAACGGCACTTCGGCATTCTTTGGAGAGAGAGAACTCGTTAACAGAATGCAGTTGGTTCTACGCAACCTCGACGTAACAACCACTTCGAGCACATCAAACGTTCTTGTTACCGCAATCCTGAATGGTGTGCCGACAGTATCAAGAACATGGGCAAAGCCAACTACTGTTACGTCAAGCTTGGCGCAAATTGCAGATTACGCAGGCGTTGACGCACAGGTCAATGGCGGTGAAGTGACCGGTGGTTTCTTCGTCGGTGGCACCGGTGGTGTCCAGATTGACCTTGGCGATGTCCGAGACCTTGGCAACTCAATCCTTGGCGGTGGTACAACGCTCACAACAACCGGTATATACCCAGACGGACCAGACACACTACACATTGTCGCCAGAAATATTGGTTCGGCATCAGCAACCGTGTTTGCCCGTCTATCTTGGACGGAAGCACAGGCGTAAGCATGCCAGCAATTGACTTTCCATCAAACGCTCAATCTGGCGACTTGCATGTAAGTGCGGGTAAAACGTGGACGTACAACGGTTCTGGATGGGTGTTGGTGACAATACCGTCCGCCATGTTTTCGGCTGGAGCTGTAGCTGGTTCTTCTCTAACCGAGGACTCTGTACCGCTAAATAGGCTTGTTGACAGCGACGCCGGAAAAATCATTATGTATAACTCTTCTGGGGTTGCTACTTCTACAGCAGTTTCAGGTGACGTGACGATGTCTAGTTCCGGAGCAATAACAATTGATAATGATGTCATAACCGATACCCATATTGCCGCAGGCGCTGAAATTAATCCAGAAAAAATTGCTGGTACAGCAGTCGTTCTTACAGACCAAGCAGTCATTACTTCCTACATGATTGAAGATGGAACGATTGTTGATGGTGATATATCTTCCGATGCTGGAATAGGTCGCAATAAATTGGCAGAGCCGCTGACCAACCCTCAAGCAGCAAGCTACACGCTGGTTCTTTCGGATAGAAACAAGATTGTGGAAATGGGTGTCGCTACAGCAAATACGCTTACGGTCCCACCAGATTCATCGGTTCTTTTCCCAACTGGAACGCATATCACGGTTATTCAAACAGGGGCAGGTCAGTGCACTGTCACGCAGGGTTCGGGGGTGACCATTAACGCAACACCTGGACGCAAAATGCGAGCGCAGTGGTCAGGTGCTACGCTGATAAAAAGAGCAGCTGACACCTGGGTGCTCATCGGAGACCTTTCGGCATAAACCATGGAAGCAATAAAAGACAGTGGTGGGAAAAAGCCAACTACGCCAACTAACGTCACAGCGACGAATACCGGCGTGGGCACTGTGGCTTCAATATCTTTTACGCCGTCTGAGTATATAGGTAAAGATGCAATAACCTATACCGCTACATCAGACCCGGGAAGCATTAGCGCCTCCGCCTCAAGTTCACCAATAACAGTAACTGGTCTTACTGCTGGTACGAGCTATACATTCTCTCTTGTTGCAACAACAAATTATGGCGTTCCATCAGATTCTGTTTCCACATCATCTGTTGCAATCGGCCAAAACCCAGGTGCTCCCACAATCGGAACTGCATCAATCGTTGCAAACACAGATAGAGCTATAGACGTCGCTTATACAGCTGGTGCAGCTGGTACTGGAGCAACAACGTTTACGGCAACATCTTCGCCGGAAGGAATTACTGCAACTGGCTCCAGTCCCATTAGGGTGACTGGCCTAACTGCTGGAACCTCTTATACATTTACTGTTACTGCATCAAACTTATTTGGTACAGCAACTTCCGCTCCATCAAACTCAGTAGTTGCTGGAAACAAACCAACTGCCCCAGCAATAGGCACCGCTGTAATTGTTCAAAACGTAGATAGGGCGATTGATGTTCCATTCACACCAGGCGCGACTGGAACTGGTTCTCCCACATACACTGTCACAACAAGTCCTGGGTCGTTGACTTTTACCGGAACAAGCCCAATTAGAGCTACGGGTTTAACCGCAGGCCAAGCATACACATTTACCGTTACCGCGTCTTCCGTGTATGGCTCATCAACATCTGCTGCATCAAATTCTGTAACGGCGGGCAATAGGCCTGGCGCGCCAACTGGGGTATCTGGTGCTGCCGGGAATGCACAGGTGTCAGTTACCTATACTGCAGGAGCAGCTGGAACTGGAACAACAACATTTACGGCAACATCAAGCCCTGGTGGATTAACTGGAACGGGTGCTTCTCCAATTACCGTTACTGGACTCACAAACGGAACCGCTTACACGTTTACCGTTACTGCATCAAATTCATATGGTTCGCAGACGTCTGCTCCGTCTGGTTCGGTGAGCCCGGTAGCTCCTCCATATTTCCCTCCATATTTCCCTCCATACTTTCCTCCATTTTTCCCGCCATTTTTCCCGCCTTTCTTTCCACCGTTCTTCCCACCTTTCTTCCCGCCGTTTTTCCCACCTTTCTTCCCGCCGTTTTTCCCACCAGGGTTTAAGTGATGGACTGCGAAATACAAGAAGCGCCAATTGCGGAAAATGATTGGAGTGACACGGTTCTTCCATTTTCCATATATGACATTAATTTGTCATCAGCTGATGGCAAATCATCAGACATACTAAAAAACCGCAAGGGAAAAGTTACTCTTATTTTTAATGTGTCGGCTGGATGTGGGAATATTCCACAACACTCCGTAATCGAAGAATTAAATCAAAAATACAAAAACGAAGATGATTTTGATATTCTTGCGGTTGTTGTTGATGATTTTGTTTGCCACGGATATCCCGAATTTCAAGAAGGTCTCCAGGCGTACTTGGATAAAAATGAACTAGATATCACGCCGGGCCAATTGTCTGAACAGTACGCGAAAGAGCATTTTGGTGTTACGTATCAATTTTCTGAATTAACAAATGGAAGATTTGATAAACATACCTACGATGAGAATTTTGTTCCAGGAAAAATTAAAATGCAAGAACAGCACGACCTGTGGTGGTACTTAACTGGAGCATACAAAGCAGACCTCCAACCAAACGGAGTGCCATACCATTATGAGGAAATACCTTGGTCTTTCTCGAATGAGCTAACACCAGATGGTTACGCAAAAGTTGATACAGGAAAACGTGGGTTTTATCCTCTCCGAGGCAATTTTGAAAAGTTCCTTATCGATAGAACTGGAACAAGAATCAAGCGTTACGCAAATGGATTTTTGCTTGGGGAGAGAAATCCAGACGGAGAAATGTTTCCATGGCTTGAAGAAAGATATGATGAAAATGGACGTCGTTACTACAAGCCAAAAACTGAACACGTAGAAGAACCTGGCCACATCTCGTACTCAAAAACTGGTACCGCTTGGCCAAATATCACCCAGAGAAAAGGCATAGATTTTTCGTTGCAGCTCATAAGCGCTGATATAGACGAGTTTTTGCAAAATAGATAAGGTTGTAGCCATGAGAGCTGCAGCTGCCGACAAATCAAACATAGTTGTAGTAGAAAATTTTATGACGACCGAACACGTCGAACTTGCATATCGCTATTGCTATTCAATCAATGAGTGGGAGTCATGGTCAAAGGGCGGTAATGACAAGATATCCACATACAAAAAAATGCAGAAGGATAACCACGAACTCTATGAAATAATGCAATCATACGTTGATGACGTAAAGAAAATGATTGAGTTTAAATTTGGGAGAATCCTAGAGACAGCAAGACCGGGCATACGAAGATGGGACTCTGGGGAGAGTCAAGGTCTTCACGCGGATGGCGAAGACCTAGACGGCACGCCAAACGGAACATACATAGTTGATTACGGTTCCGTAATTTATATAAATCAGAATTACACAGGTGGGGAAATATATTTTCCGCAACACGGACTTGAACTAAAACCAAAAGAGGGTTCTTTGATATTTTTTCCATCCAGTAGTTATTACCTACATGGCGTAAGGCCAGTGATAGAAGGAGTTAGATATACATCTCCCCACTTCTGGGTTCCAGAAAAACACAGGAAATTAATAGAGATGGCCCAAAATGGGTAATCTTTATCATCTGCATATACCGCGCACATCTGGGACCGGAATACTTTACGCGATACATAAATCGTTTGAACTGGATAGATGTAAAAAGGGTCTTGATAAACATGAAAATCAAACCCCTGGGATTTTTGAATTTTCATATAATCACACAACAATGAGCGAATGGCCCACAATTAGTGGTCATTTTGCAATCAATCCAATTTTACACAACGACAGCAGCCTGGAGACGTTCTCCGTTATAAGGGAGCCGGTAGACCATTTTGTTAGCATTGCTGCATACAGGGCCATGTCGTCCCGAAGGGAATTTACAAACGAAATTCTTGACAAGTTCTTAGACGGGAAATACGAAACAATTTTTGGATGTAAATTGTTTTCATCTGACGGAAATTTGCAAACCAAGATGCTTACGTGCAGGATGGTTGAAATCAATGCAGTCTTAGATGTTGGGGATGAATCACCAGGGGTTAGTATTCAGCCTAACGGTGCATGGTTTGTCGAGTCCGATTTACCTACTGGAGAAAAAGAACTAATAGACAGAATTAAAGACATTACAATTTTTGAAATAAACGAGCGAATGGCCGTAGAAAAATATTTGACTTATCAATTTAAGGATAAATTCGATGTTGAATTTGTGGGGTTAGGTTTAGAAAAAATGAACTCATCGGTCCGAGCTGGAATAAAACCGAGCCCGTCACAAAAAAAGGAAATACTTGAAAGAAGTAAATTGGATGTTATGTTGTATGAACATATAACGTCCCAAAGGAAATCACATGGAAATGATTGATATCGATTCACCCTGGAAGATAAAACCCGGGTATTTTGGCAGCGGACCAGAGAACATCCACATAATTGAAAATTTTATCGAACTAGAAGACTTGCTCTTAGTTCAGAAATTTTGCCCAACAATAAACAAATGGAACAACACAGCCGAAAGCGTTTATGCGGAAGATGGAACATGTTTATATAACGCAGACTACTGGAACGACAGACAGTGCAGTTCTGAAATTTTAAAGGAGCTGAGCTCGGAGGTTTATGAAATTGTTGATAAATATATCTACAAAATGAAGAACCTCATCGAAGAGCTTTTTCAGGTTTCTGTTTCAGTGCGCCCTCCGGTGATAATGAAATGGCGGGCAGGCATAGAGCAGCGCCCCCACGCTGACAAGCAACTGAACGACGGAAGACCAAACGCCTTCACGGATTACGACATCAATTCATTGTTCTATTACAATGACGACTTTGAGGGTGGCGATTTGTATTACCCACAGCACGGGATTACCGTTAGACCAAAGCCCGGCTTGGCAGTGATACATCCTGGGGATGTTGGATACTTACATGGGGTAAGCATGGTTGAATCTGGGGAGAGATATACGACCCCATCGTTCTATACTGTTGTGGATGAATAGGGTAGACAAAGTACATATTATAGATTCGCTTTTTGAAGATACGACTATTTCCAAAATATTGTCGGCGGCAGTAAAAATTGGCGAAAGTATTGGAATTGACAGACTACTGACAGAAGATTTTGAAGCCGCCGAGTCATTGATATTTGCATCATGGGTTGTCATGGCAGCCGCAGAGAAAAAATATGACATTGAACTTGAGCACAGAATGCCCGGAATTTTTGTCAGCAAATCTGGACTTCATGTCCCAACACTGCACGCAGACAGGCAGAATTTGGATGGCTCACCAAAGCTTGGGTGTGAGGACTTTGATGTGTCTGCGGTTCTGTATTTGAACCAAGAATTCAATGGGGGGGAACTTGTTTTTGCTGATACGGGCAATACCGTGAAGCCATCCCCAGGCCGGGTTGTCATTTATGGTGGCGGTATTGAATTTGCTCATTATGTAGGTAATGTGTACGGAGGGGATAGGTGGGCATGCCCAATGTGGTTTTCCATGAAACATAAGCAAAAAAGGAGCAACCAATATGGTGAGAAATATCGAGGTTGAGTTTATTGGAGACCCGAGATTGGCAATAATCGTCTATCGCAATGCGCTCCCACGGGAATTGAACATACCGGAGAGAATTGAAGAGGCGATTGGGTCCAGTGAAACCGCGCCATATATGTGGATGGATGCACTCGTTGGCGACCAACAAAAAATGCCAGAATACAGAGACTGCGTTGATTGTAAATTGGGAGATGCCCATATAGCAAACTTGCCACAAGAATTTTCCGGACTTCGCTCAGTATACGAAGATACCGTTGAAATATTAACGGCATGTCTTAACGACTATCAGCAAAGATTTAACATCAAAATGGATTATCGTGAAGCCATAAATTATGTGCGATATAAGCCTGGTCAGCACTTCAACGTTCACACAGACCATGGATTTTCTTATAACTGTACAGTTTCGTCGGTCATATACATAAATGACGACTACGAGGGGGGTGAGCTTTGGTTCCCATATCTTGACCTAAACGTGAAGTTTGCCGCTGGGGACAACGTAATGTTCCCATCTACGTTTACGTATGCCCACGCGTCGCGACCTGTTGTTTCTGGAACAAAGTATGCGGCAGTGACCATGTTTGACTACAACGACAGAACTCACAAACATGGCTACGGGGAGAATATTGACGGCTCAAAGGCAACATATGGGGCTGGGGTTTCGTCTGGAACAAGTATTGATATGTCGGTAAAGAAATGAGCAAGATAGTTTTAAAAAGAACAGACCCAAATCCACCTCGGATAGTTCAGTCAAGATTAAAGAGAGACTGGATGGATGACACACATAAAAAACACGCTTATCAATGCATGCCGGTCTCCGTGGCAAATGTAATGGGATGGGAAGTGCAGATGGAGGAGGACCTTGTAATTAAATGGTCCGGCGGAAACACTCCCCCCGAAATACTTGCAGGCGAATTTACTAAAAGCGGCAGAAAGCAAGCCACATCATCAATAATAGGAACCATTTCCCTACATATGGGATGGATTATAAACACCGAACCAGGGTATGAGACTTGGATTTCGGGCTCTCCAAATTACTTTATAGACGGCGCTGTCGGGCTGTCAGCAACGATTCCTTCGTGGTGGTGGCCTGACGAAGTTCAAATGAACTGGAAGATAACAAAAGAAAATCAGGAAGTAGTTTTCCCAGCCGGTTCGCCTTTGTGTTTTTTTAACATCTACTCGCCTCAAATTATTAAAGACGCAGAATTCGAGGTAGTGACACTATGGGACGATAAGGAGCTGGTGGAGGCAAGGTCAAAATATGGTCAACTCAAGTCGCAGAACAATATCGAACGCCCATGGACTTGGACAAAGGGTATTAAGACAGGTCTTGACGCGGACGGAAATCAAATAGGCCCAACATTTGCTGGGCTGCCAGCACTTTCGGAGCCCATAGTATAATGGTGGTATGATTCAAAGCAAACAACACAATCGGAGATAGGTGATGGAATTTTCGTCTCAATTGACAAATAACGAGAAGCGCGGGATATTTGAGCGCAGTCTTAGGGACGCCGAAAAGGTGTTGTTTGAAAGACTGATTGGGCACGGAATAGACCCAGACACATTTATTCTTGAGGCTGAGCACAATTTTGAGGTCCCAATCCTCAATGAGTCAATAAATGCAGTAAAACTGATTAAGCGCAAGCTGAGTGAACTTAACTCGTAGGCAAAAATGCAATTTGGGATTAGCAAACAGGCAAAGATTGCTGCTGGGTTCAGACTGCATCAGCAGCTGATTAACGCCCAGATTCATACATTGCTTCTGAGCGCCATAGACCCTCTTGAGATATCCGAAGATGAAGTTATGGAAAACCTTAATGTTCGTGATTCTGATAGACCAACTCGCAAAGAAAAGTTATTGCGCCAAGTCGGTCACTTTAGACAAGCATCGAATCTGACAATGGACACACTTAAATAGGAGAAAATTAACATGGCGCTTTCGGATGAACAAAAACAACAAGCACGACAAGAAGCAAAGCAATATCTTGAATACTCGATATACGTACTTGCCCTTTCTCTTGGCGTCAATCCAGAAACACTTGATGAGAATTTTGAAAACCCAGAGACTCCAGAATCAGACGCAACAAGATACAAGTCTTTCAATAATCTGATTAGACAAATAGAGTCTCTGCAGCGACTCTCGTAGTGGTTTTATTGTGGAGCTGAATTTACCGCCAATCAAAAGGAATGTTCCGCTGGTGGACGCTGCCATCGCTACAGGGCAATACAACATCTGTCCTGAGCAGTCAAAATCAGAACCAGACATAACCAACCCAATGGACAATCCAGATAGAACAGAAAATGTTTTGCACTGGAACCCAAAAACTTTTTCTTTCGTTCTTCCGGACGGCGCTGCATTGTTTTGTGAGCGCCTACAGGGGAATGACCCAATGTCCCAATTTGGACAAGACCCGATTGATATAAACGACGACTGGACCGAGGGATTTACAGATGAAACAGACTAGACAACACGGTGAAGAGCCTCTCTTCGATGCTGCTTCGCACTTGCAGGAAATAGAGCGCGAACTCGCAAAGATAATGTACATAGCCGGTATGGAGTTCAATCAAATATCCGAAGTCGAGTTCGACGACATTTTTTTTAGTCTGAGACAGTCATTTCACATGAGCAGTTCGACATTTAACCAACAGGGAAAACCATACTACGACTTAACGCGTAAAAGAAATTTTCTACTAACAAATAGGGCAAGGCATCTCTGGTTCCAGAGACAAGTTGTATTGGCGGTAATCCAAAATGGATAATTTTGCAATTAGGAGCGCTCTGGTGACGCAGCAGTCATCAAAGACCCGATTTAGCAACAATATTGATTTTGCTCAGTTGATGAGCGATGCAGGAAGCGCGGTATCAAGCTGGCTTTCATCAATCAATCTTGACAAGAGAAATGTTGCTGTAGCAGGACTGAACACATACTGGATTTATGAACTCATTAAGGGAATGGAACCAGAATGGGCAGCGATAATCGAAGCTGAATACATCGCTCAAGAACAAGTTCTAATGACAAAGAAGCCAAATTCCTTGTTATTCGTCGATGCAGAAATACTACTTTGGAGTATGTATAAAGCAAAATTTCCAGACACAGACTTGTGTTTTGTGAATAATCACTCATTGTTCTTTTTGGAGCATATTGCCGGGGAACTAGAATTACCTGGCCCGGGCATCAATGAGCTTAACGAATACTGCGTCGTCGAGCCAAATGAAATATCTGAAAACACATTTGACATGGCCATTTGCTGGGGTTGGTCTCTTGTGGGTAATGACAAACTTGTTAAAGATTTGGTTGAATCACTGAATCCTGGTGGTGTTCTACTGATTGGCATGTCCAATCACAATACGAAGCTTTACAGGGAAGACTTTCATATTCACCCATATTCAAGCATGCATGAAATTCTTAAAAACAGCGACGGGCACACATACCACCTGGCCAACGGATACGGACAAACGGTTTTCATCAAAAATTAAAATCTTTAAGCACGTGAAACGTGTTAGTATCAAAAAATGAGTGACTTGCAGCCAAGGTTCTGGGATGAATTAATCAGGTCCTTGCCCGTGTGTGTGCAGATTGAGAAAAACTGGGAAAAGATACGTGACGAGTACATCGTTTACGAAAACACTCAACATCCATACTCCGATAACAAGGTTTCTCTACCTGCCCCAAATGTTACCCTTTCCCACGCAAGGTACGAAAATCCACAATCAGACTTGCCGGAAGGGGATAGGCGAAAGCTTTATACGGGCTCCTGGGACGTAGCGGTTGCCGGAACCCCACCAGCAAGTGACCCCAAGCAGTGGGCAAATACGGAAATGGTAAAAAAAATACTGAGGTGGAAAACAAAGGCCAATCTAGAAACACACCTAGAGCACGTTAGGAAACAATTCAAAACGTTTAACTCGATAGTTGCTGAGTTCGCTGACAGTAACCAATGTTCTGGCGGAATGTTCAGCATAATGCATCCTGGGGCGGTAGTAAATCCGCATTTTGGTTCTGACCAACTAATGAGAAGCCACTTATGCCTAATAAACGACAAGGACTGCAGAATAACAGTAGGCGACGAGACAAAAAGTTGGGAAGAAGGCAAGATTCTTGCTTTCAAAGATGGCCCGCCGTTTGAGCACTCAGTAAGACATGAGGGCACATCAAGACGGCTTGTTTTGATGTTTGACTTTGACCTTGCTTACCTCAGAGGCAAATTTCCGAATGAAAAGTTTTTATAAAACATGTTCGTTGAAGATAATTGTGTTTCGGCAGAATTGTACGAGCAAGTCTTGCGAGATAAAACTTTTTTTGCATCAAACTATGAAGATGGTCAACAAATAGCGACAAGTCTCAACTCGTATCACGGGGATTCTAAGGAGCTATCGTCCTATATGTTCTGGGATGGATGGGAAAAAAGTCAACCAAGAAGCCTCAAGCATTTAGTTATAAAAGAAATTTGGAAAAAGAGATTGCCTTTTCCGATTGAAGAGGTTATTGGTTTTGAATACTGGACTAGGACATTCGAGTCCGGTCAATTTATAGGGGAGCACGTAGATGAGGACACATTCGCATATCGATTGACTGGGACTTTCTATGGACCGCGGATTGGGTGTGTTTGGTATGGATGCGATAATGATGACGGTGGCTTCCTCGAAATCCACAACTCAAGGTTGGAGGATGGCTCAACGTTGGCCTTGGAGCCATCTGTACTTGCCGCATACGCGTCTTCTCCACCAAATGAAAGAGAGAGGATTAGGTACAAGGGGAACAGGCTCGTAGTATTTGATTCCGGCCACGTGGTACATAACACGACACCAGCAGGGTCTAGACTAAGGCAAGTAATGGTCATTAATGTATGGACAAAAGATGTTCCCCCAATGGGGCTAGCAACAGGAGATTTTGCGCATGAATAACAATGGCTGGATTTGGTTAGTTCCAATCAGAGCCCATGAATCATTCATTAAGGGAATTGATTATTCGGTAATAGCGTCTCAAATTTTAGAATCTAGAATACATCCAGATTTCCCAGATGCAAAAGAATTTGTTGACGTGCAGAGTGGGGTTGATTACGTTCTGCCAAACACAAAAGAGTGTCAGGGTTTGCGTGACATGATTGAGCATAGGGCCAACGAAGTCCTTGGCGACGTTGTCCTTGCAGACATATGGTGTGGAATTTTAGAAAAAGGACAATCAACTCCTTACCATAGACATAGTTCGAATGCGCATCTTTTTCCAAGCGAGTACTGGTCTGGTGTTATTTACATCGATGCTGTTGGTCCAGGATGCCGACTTTGTCTTTACGGAGAAGCCATGAATGCATACAACATGGTTACAAAAATAGAACCAGAAACAGGGAAGATTGTATTTTTCAACTCATTTGTTCCCCATCAGACAGAAAGACATAATGAAGACAAACCTAGAGTTTGCGTAAGCTTTAACCTCCACCCAAGAATTCCGAATACAACGGTATACCCGGACATGAGTCCTTGGGCAAGAGGCCGTAATTCACAGTAACGATGCCATGATTTTGGGGTCTTGGGATATCTCCGTTGATACACCATTTGGGGAAGAAGTTTGCAGATTAACTCTTTCCGAAGATGGCTCAATTGCAATCAACCATAGCAGGGGGACCCACGTGGTGCCTGGAGAAAATGTGGTCATCGGCAATAACGGAAAGAGCATAAGTAGCAAATTTGAACTAGAGGCACCAATTATTACGACGGTACAAATCGATATTGATACGGAATCTGGAAGCGGTTTTCTAAGAATAGGTGAATTTGTTAATACCAAAATCTCATGTACGGTGTCAGAGGATGAGTAAATCGATTTTTGATATAGAAATAAGCTCTTTGGATGGCTGTCCAAATTTGCTTGGACAGTTAAGGGGTAAAGTGCTCCTCCATGTAAACGTTGTATCAAAGACCGGATACTCGCCAAAGTGCAGTCGTCTTTGGTCTTATGCAAGAACAGCTAAAAATTTTTGGGAATTGCAAAAACTTCATGAAGAATTTTGTGATAGCGGTTTTAGCGTCGTCGGTTACCCATGCAACCAATTTGGGAACATGGAGAATGGCGACAATTTGGAAATTTTTGAAAATATTAAAAAAAATTATCCCTACGTTACATTTCCGATAGCAGAAAAAATAGACGTTAACGGGCAAAATAGGCATGACGTTTACTCATTCCTAAATGGAGAGCTAATAAGAAATTTTAACGACAGCATGGCCGACTTGAGTGCCGCTGCGGCTGCTGGAAGAAATAGAGCGGGGGAAGTTGCAATGAGGGTTCCGAACAATTGGGAAAAATTCCTAACATCACGAGAAGGCGTTTATGTTGGTCGATTTAATTGGGCGGAATCACCGATATCAGAGCAGGCTTTATTCGGGGAGAATAATTCAATAAAACAAGCCATAAGGTCCCTGCTATGAGCTCCGTGATAAATCATGGCTATGGAATAATCGAGTTTGTGGCCGCTGCGAACATCGAATTCAGTAAATTCTCAGACAAGATAGAGAAGTTGAAGCAAAAGGCAATAGAAGAAAATTTTACCGTTGTCCTAGATGAAAGCGGAAATCCAATCCACGCGCTAAATCAGGGCGGTTTTATTTATAGCCTGCAGGACATGGCAAAAGCTCCACTCAGACTACAAGGTTTGGGTAGCGAAATATACAACGAATTTGAGCCAGCGATATATTCTTGTCTCTTGCAGTACATTGAAATGTTTCCAGCAATCCTTAGCTGCCTGTGGTGGAGGACTTCTGGACATATCCTCTCTTATTCAACCGGTGGTTCACTGGGGCTTCATTCGGATAATGATGTGAACTACAGATATGGAAAAATGCCCAGCAAGGAACACGCAACTAGAAACGTTCTGAGTGCAATAGTTTTCATTAACGACTGGTCGGAAACCCCAGTGCCAGGAGCGTTTTGTGGCGGTGAAATGTTATTTCCGTATGCAGACGTTGCAATCAAACCGCAAAAAGGAAACATACTTTTGTTTCCGGCTAATTACGTAGCCGCCCATGAGATATCCACTATCACAAGTGGAGAAAGACTCACATACCTTGCCTGGTTTGCCCAGGGCTCAGAATCTCAAGAAAAGGGGATAAACCCACAGTTGGAGATTTCGGACACAGGTGGACAAGTTTGGTTGAGCTCAATCACTGAAGACTATGATGAATACATCAACGGCAAGTATTCCGGAATGCCACCAGCAAGAGCAGCAGCGCACAGGTCTCGGAGCAATGACCATGGTTAATAAGTTTAATGACGTAGAAATGATGGAACTTGGTGCTGGTGTTTGTCTGTTTCCGTCGGCTATCGACTTTGACTGGGAATTTGCTATTAATTCCTGTAGGGAGCTTGTCGACAGAGACGCCTCTGCTATGTACACCGAAACAATTCATCCCGAAACTGGCGATAAAGCGCTAGTAAATATGAGCGGCTACATTTTTGATTACGACACATTTGCATCGATGCCAAGTAGGTGTTCGTCCGCCCATCAGCAATGTTCAGATAAGTTTAGGGAAATGCTTGAGTTTTGGGAGGACTCGAAAGATAGGTATTTGCTCAAATACATGCTCAGATATCCCCTTTCTTACAAAAATATTTGGTGGAAGGTTAAGGGGCATATCGTTAGGTATTCATCTCCACCATCTGGAGTTGTGGGTAATCGCCAATACCTTGGCGTCCATTCAGACACAAGCGCCGACTACGTCTATGGATACGAACACCCATCCGACCAGCTAGCAACAAGAAATACACTATCCTGCATTGTCTACATTAACGATTGCGATGAATCTGGCGATGATGCTGTAAATTCATTTGCTGGAGGACACCATTTCTTTAACGAACTAAATATAAATTACAAACCACGAAAGGGGGACATACTAATGTTCCCATCAAATTACATAGCATCACATGAAGTGCTTCCAGTTTCCAGGGGGGAGAGATATTCATATTTGGGTTGGTATTCACACGGAAGCCCAAATAGCGAATATCACGAGCACATCGCAGACCCTGTTAAGGAACCAGAAATTGCAAAGGTTTCTACAAACGTTTACCTACCTAACTTGCGCAAAGACTTTAGAGAATACATACAAAATTGTGGGCCAGATAAACACTTCTATGCCATGTCTCTGGTTTCGGACGGTTTTTAATGAACATAACGCATCTAGGAAATGGAATTGTTCAGTTTGACAATGTAATAAAGTCAACACAACAAGATGTCGATAAGTATCTTGAAAACCTCCTCCTGTCCACCAACCATGAGGGTTACTCAAATTTGGGTAATGAGAATTTAAAAAATTCTGGTGGGTATAACCACAATTTAGAACAAGCAAAGATTGCCCCACATAGATACTTAAATGTAAATCATTTGGGAATAGAAAAAAAAGATTTTCAAACCTTGAGCGATTTAGAGGACTCCGGAACCAACTGTGTCAGTAAGTACTTGGAGATATTCCCATCTGCTGCAGGTGCCGTAAAATGGCGGACCAGGGGTCATGTAATTAGGTATCTTCCGGGACAAATGATAGGACCACATTCCGACGCAAATCTCCCATACGCAGATGATGGTTTGACTCCAATCTCATTGGCACCAATAGCAAATACTCTTACGTGTAGCATTTTCCTAAACGACAAATACACAGGTGGAAATCTAAGTTTCCGCCCATGGGGCATAACCGTATTCCCCAAGTTTGGTTCAATCGTTGTGTACCCTTCTAACTTTTCTGGTTGCCATGAGATAACACCAATAGAAACGGGAGAGAGATTTGCTTATCTTTCCTGGTTCTGCCACGGCGTTCTCGATATAAGCCCGCCGGCAGAACATAAAAGACAAGAATTGCAGAACTTTTCGTATCATCTTGATTTTATTACTAGTCATTCAGCAAATTCGGTCCAACAGTTTGTTCCTGTTGGTCCAATAAAGTGAGGCGTATCAATGAAAATTGGAATTAATTCTCCCGGGAAAATGGGTGCAACAATCGCAAAGTCATTGCAATTAGCAGGACATTCTGTATTTTTTGCATCGATGGATAGGTCAATGGAGACTATACACAGAGCATCGGATTGCGGAATAAACAATTTATTTACTTTGGAGAAGCTTGCTGATGAGTGTGGGGCGATTATCTGCATAGGAACAAATGATGCAGCCATGGAAACACCAAGAAATGTATTAATAAACAAATACAAAGGTTTGTATATTGACTTAAATTCTTTGAATGGAGACGAGGAAGAACACCAGTGGAGGACCATCGTTTCTGGCCTAACAGATAACTATTGCGAGGGAGCAATTAGGGGGTACCCGATTGAAGGTGAAGCTTTAACTGACAAAAAGCATCGACTCATGATTCTTTCAGGACCATCAGCACGGGAAGCAGCGGCATTATTGTCGGACGGGCTTTTTGATGTCCATGTATCTGCTGCTCCAGCAAAATACGTAAATCGGCTCATTGCGTCTGGCAGTATGTCGCCGCCAAAAGAGCACCTGTTTCAAGACAAAATAACACCAAAAAATCCCAAATGGGAAGATGAAATGCTAAATCTAATAGCAGAAAAATTCTACGTGGATGGAAGAACTGGCTCTGAAACGATGGTTTATATTTGGGAACAGATTCGCGACGGAAAACTGAGAGACATATGCATCGATTTGAAATTTCCAGAGCATTTGGGATTCATACATGGAATCAATACTTTTGGAAAACACTTAACAATGAACAATTCACTTGATAAGCCAAGAGGTGACTATCCATCTTGGCAGGAACCGAGATGAATATGGTGCTTCAGGGACTGCTTATATAAGTTGGTCGGGGTAAACTTTACCCCTGTTTTCTGTTTCTTTTATTACATCGCTCGCGTAATACGGCCGAGATAAACCGTTTTCCCCCTCAAGCGCCCGATTCTGATAAACAGGATTTGTTCTTGCTTCATCAAAATCCGATTGACCGTAATCTGAGTGTTTTGCATAGAGGGAGTAATCGTCATACAGGGAGTCAATCCAGTGCGGACGACACCAGTCATCAACAGCATCTGGCTCCGACACATTTATTAAGACGTCATCATGTGATGAACCTTGTGAAAAGAACTCTAGATACCCGTATCGTTTCCCATGCGTAACAGTGTGGACGCCATGGGTGGCCATAAAGTTGCAAGGAAAAATTACTATATCTCCGGATTTTGCTTGGTGCTCAATATCAAGGTATGGAAAAAACAACTCCCCGCCTATGTAGTTTGTTCCATCCAACTCGGATGTGCTCGATACGCAGTCATTGATGTATGCCATTACGGCAACAACTTGACGCATCTGTACCTGCCCCTTGGGGACAAATCTTTCACCATTCGTGGCTCTGTAATTTGAGTCATTATCGTTATGGATTCCCAAATAATCACCCTCGTCGTATCGCAGAAGATGTCCCCTGCTCCTCCACCATATTGTCCCGAGAGCAAATGGGAATCTGTGGATGTATTTAATCAGGCACTTATAAATTTGGTCTTCCCAGTTCTGGAATATCTCAATTACTTCTGGCTCGGTACCATGTTGTACGGGTTGAAGAACCCGAATTGGCACTTCCTCTATCTGTTCAATTGAGAATTTATTGCCGTCCTCGTTTACCGCATATTTCTGACCGGAGCTGTCGGTGTGATATTTCCATCTTTGCTCATGCGCCAGCTGTGCATTTCTGTCGGCCCATGGCATAATGAGTTCTTTGTTCGGATTAAATGCATTTCTGAAACAGACAACGCCGCCACCAAGATGAACATCATTGATTGAATCAATTTCTAGTACTTCTGATTTACCAATTTTTGGCGTGCTCCCAAAAAATGGAGGAAATTGGACTGCTTTACTCAACGACAACCGAGGCGCTCGCAGGCGGTGGATTTTCCATGTTCCGCTTGTACATATCATACTGCTGGACAAACATTTTGAAATGCGCCCCAGAGTTCATGTAGTAAACAACTTTGTTCTGTGATGGTTGCAGTCCGCTGACAAATGCTTCCGTCCATTCCGTGGCTGCGGCCATCAACTCATTGGCAATGTGAGTGCCCATTTCGTCAACAAAAGTTGCGTTTGTTTCAGCAATATCAATACATGCAGCAATATCGTGGAGCGTGTAGTGATTCGTACCACTCTTAACCACTGGACCATTTGTTGTTGTGATTATTGTAAAAGCCATTTTTCTACCACTTTCCTATTGGGCACTTTGCCGTTTTGAGTCTTGTTTTTATCTTCATGAAGCAACCACATTCCTTACAGGTCATTGTCGGCCTGAATAAACGCGGGCACTCCAAGCATATCTTTAATCGCTCTTCTCCGTAATTAACTGCTGTGTCACTCATTACGGTTTAGTATACACAAAGTTATCAACAGCATTTGACTGGACAACTGTTGCTGGGGCAATGGAAACGCCATGTTTTTTGCCCCTATTAGCTCCCGTTGCCGTATGGCTTCCGCTTATTGTTCCGCCTGCTGCCCCTGGTGCCGAAACGGTTATTACTTCACCAACCAATGTTACGGTCAACGAGGTTGGTCTTGTTGGATTACCAGCAGCCCCAGCCGCGGCAACCGTCTCGGTGGATGTGACTGTGCTCGTATTTGCAACAATCGAAACCGTTCCAGCAACGGCTTTTCTTATTATTGCTTTTTGCGAGTATGTCCAGGTTCTTGTTTCAGGATTTGTGTAGTATACCGTCGTGGTCGTGTACTGCGGTCTTGGGCTTTGTCCATTACACGCACCAGGGCAGCCAGAGTCGGTTGCATCTAGATAGACGCAACAATTTTGGATTTGATATTCATTGCATGTCCCTGGTGTTCCTGGGTCTGTCATTACGAATGAGCAGCAACACGTTCCACCGCATAGGTATTCGTCTCCGGGTTGATAGCCATAGAGAACATAACTACCACCACAATGGATTCCATCCTGATAGCAAGACAGTCCTGATGGCGTTCGCCATTCATACGTGGCAGGCGTTCCTCCAGAATAATTAATACAAACCAGGTCGTAGCAAGTTCCACCATACGGGGGGAACGAACTGTCGCCGTTATATATTTTCCCACCGCTACACGTGTTTCCGGTAAATGTTTGCTGTTCATAGCTGCCGCTAGTAGCAGGGTTTTGAACACTTGATTGCGTCATCTCCGTGTTGGCGGCAAACCAGTTGTTTTGGTCCACCACCCAGAACGCAACGCCCCATCCATCCCCGTTTGCTCTGTCAACTTTAACCGTGGCATCTTTTGTATTAGTTCTTAATGTTGCGATTGGGTAGCTAGCTGCGGCGGTTGAGGTGGTCAGTTGGTTACTGGTGATTGCCCAGTCACCACTTGTCTCTGTCCATTTTTTTCCAGCAGCAGTAATGTCTGTGCTGTTTGCGCGATTAAAATCGTCAGACGTTGTTGGGAGGACCTTACCCCCACCCGCTTCTACAACTCCAGGAATCATATTAACTCGTTATATTTCCAATAAGGACCCATGTATTGGCTGCGTACTTTACGAGGGTAGCAACCGCATACTGTCCTCCCAGTTTTAATTGAGCGTCGAAACCACCAACTGTCTGTGGTGCCGTAGCGCTAAATGTCACTATCTGTGAACCGGTTTGAAGAAAATCTATTCTGTCCCCAACCGTAAATGTTCCATCAGCTGTTGGTATGACAACCGATGTACAGCTAGAAAGCACAACCAAGCCACCAACATCGGAAGCCGCAATTGTGTGCGTTGCACCTTGCTGAGCAATAATCGGTGACCTAAACCCAGAGCGAGCTGCACCAGTAGCTAAATCTGTTGTCGTAATCGAATCAGACAGACTCAATTTGCTATAAGCAATTGCAGCAGAAGCATTAATGTCATCGTTAACAATTTTTCCAGAACCTATAGCAGTGACGCCTGATGAGCTTAT